TTATTAATAAAAAAACCCACAATTTATTGTGGGTTTTCATTTTTAATTCAAGTTATAATGTTTTAACAGTTTCCCCTTCTATTTTTATCTCACCTTCAGTTTTTACTTTATTTACTAAATTTTCAGCTCTTTCTAATGAATCAAACATATACGCTTCTTCTGATAGTTTACCATTTTTTAATGATACTGTTTTAGTAAATTTTAAATATTCCCAAAAAAACCAATTTCTTTTCCTTTTTATACAGAAAAATTCTTTTTCTAGCCCATTTTTATATTTTACAATTTTATATTTTTTCATTTATTTTTCATTATTTTTTTTATCTTTCTTCATATCCATATTCTTTCAAATATATTCTTGTTGGATATTCATTTATTGATTCACCAGTCCACATTTCTTTATATGACCCAACTATACATATTTTTGTACCATCTGTGAATATTATATCTAAATAACCACCATCATCTGATTTGGAATGATTTCTTTGTTTGATAAAATCAATTGTTTTATCTTTTAAATCATCAAATTTCATTTTCATCATCAAATTTTTGTTTGTAGATAGCTTTTTGTATAACTTCTCTTCTTTTTTCTGATGGTTTTTTATATTCCATTCTTTCTTTTAATTCCCTCATAATTCCACTTTTAGTAACTTTGTTTTTTAAAACTTTAAGTGCCCTATCAATAGATTTTGAGTCTTTTACTGGTACTATAAACATATTATTCCTCCTTGTTTTTAATTTTTATTAATCCTTTTTCTATATCTCTAACTAATGAAGCGTTTTCAAATTTTTGTTTTTTAATAAGATAACATTTTAATTCATATACTTTTTCAATCGCTGTGTCAAATAATTCATTCTCCTTATCCTTCTTTTCAGTATGAAATGGTATTTCCCATTGACCATCAACACAATATTGATTTAATTTTTCATCATATGTAATATTTTTTCCATCCAATCTTATACTACCAAATTCTTTTCCGTGTAGTGACCCTTTACCAGAACGAACATAATAGAAATCGGATTCATCTGTCTCACTTATTTTTGACAAAATTTCATTTGTTTTATCATCATAAAATTTTATATCAACCATATACGCTTCTCCACCTATTAAAGATGTCATTTTATCAAAGATAGTTGTTTTCAATTGAAATCTCAAATTTTTTATGAATTTATCAAATTTTTCAAATTCAATATTATCTAAAGTTTTTTTGTCAAAATAATATTTAGGAATAACATTATAAATATTTTCCATAATAATTTGATTACCAGATATCCATTCATTTATTAATTCTTTAGCTTTTTTATAGTCCATAATCTTATGTAATTCATCAACATTATGTCTGAACTTTTCATTAATAGGTAAAATAAAATCAAAATATTTATTATCACGTTCTTGAACAACAATATTTTTTATTGTGTCAATAATTTTTTGTGGGTTTATTTTTTCCATTGTTTTCATAATTATTTATTTATTTTTTACATTTATTCCAATATACTCATATTCTTTACCATATATTTTAAAGTTATTATCATATAAAGATATATTATTTTTATTATTTGTAGAATCAAAAATTACACGACCACCCTTAGAAATAATAAAATCCTTATTACTATTAACAAATCTTCTCAATAATTCCTTATCAGAAATACTATAGTTCTTTGGTGGTATCACAGTACCTTTTATTTTATTTACCTTAATTAACTCTATTTTATCTCTGAATTTTTCATTAACAATTTCATATTCAAATTGATCATTTGTTATACAAACATCAGATATGGTATTCGCTGTTTTTACAAAAAATGGGATAAAACAATAAGTGTTATAATTTCCAACTATATCCGCGATATAATCATCTACTGTCTTTTGTTCATTTTCCATAATCCTATATAATGTGTGTATCATTTTCTTATTTAGTATAAACGCGAATGCCCCGAAATTTTTATAACTTTTATAAACATATGTTTTTACCATCTTTGGTTCAGGACATCCATGAAAATGACAACCTAAGTACATTATATCCCAGTTTTTTGGCACAACATTTGAATAATAATCAAATCTTTCTTTAAAATCAGAACAAAATATTATATCATCTTCAAATACACATATTCTATCATAATCATTATCAATTGCGTCTTTTAAAACCGAACGATGACTTCTCAACGCTCCCTGTGCTCCTTGATTTTGTTTACCTAGATCTGGGTGGTTTATTTTTAATTCCTCTTCTGGGATTGTCATTCCATCAATCGCTGAAAATCTATAAGATTCAATATCAAATCTTTTAAATTCATCCACCATAAGATCCCATCTATCAGTTCTCCTATCTAAATTTATACAGTAAATTTTATCAACAAAATCGTTTATATTAGTCATTCAAATTAATTAATTTTTTATATTTATCCTTTTTCCTAATTTCTAATTCTGTCTTATATTGAAGATCTCTTTGACTATTATCAGAAATTGGGTTGTCTAAGTTGTATATATATAAAACTTCAGGGACATACAAACTATGGTATCCCGACATTTCTAACATAGGAAATTGAAACGCTAAATCCCAGGTTATTTTTAAGTAATCCCCATTATCATCTTTAAGATCATCTTCATTTATTCTTAAAAATAGTTCCCTTCTAAATGTTCTCAAGTGTGTAGCTAACCATTCTATTTCTCTAAATTTATTTTCTTTTATTTCATTTTGTGTATAACTTCTAAGATGATTTGGTTTTTTACCATTTGATTCATATGATCCATAAGTTATCCAAACACTTGAATTGTAGATATTGTTAAGATAATTAAGAACATTGTTATTTTTTAATTTATCATCACCATCTAATGTAATGCATATTGAATTTTCTTTTGATAATACAACACCATTTCTTATATTATATAGACCATACATTCTTTTTTCATTTCTTATTATTTTAAGATTTTTTATATTTTTATAATTATTTAAAACAAATTCATAAGATCCATCTGTTGAAATATCATCTATAAATATAATTTCAAAATTATCATAATTTTGATTAATAGCACTTTCAATTGAATCTTTTATCCATTGAATATTATTATATGATGGTATTATTATAGTAAAATGATTATTCATCACTTAATATTTTTTTGTACATTTCTCTTCTTTTATTATTAACAACATCCATTTCATATCTATCAACAACTTTTTCATATAGTTTTTCACCCATATCTATTATCGCTGATGGATTTTCATGAAACCATTTCATTTTCTCATACCACATATTTGGTTTTGATTCATCAATCAAAAATCCATCTACACCATCCTCAATATCAATTGTATATGGGCCATAATTACTCGCGATTATTGGGCATTTGTATATTCCCGCTTCTATTACTTTTAGTTGACTTTTATAATAGTTAAATAAACTATTATTTTTTAATGGTGACAACACAACATCCGCTTCGTGGTACATTGTACCATATGTTAATATTGGTTTTGTCCATCTTCTTTGATAAAATTCTTGTCTGAATTCTTCAACTATACCATAGTTTTCATCACTAAATGTATTTAGATATTGTCTATGTTGCTCGTTTTTTAACCATTTACCACCATTTGTGAAAATATGTTCAAAGAATGACCATTGATTTGATTTTGGATCACTTTTTATTATACCCTTTGGTGTCCTAACTCTTAGGTCAAAACCACATAAATATAATTGACAATCTTCTAAAAAGTCTTTATCAAACATTTCAAATGATTTTTTCATTAACCTAAGATCAGGCATATGACTTATACCACCACCCCAAAGAAATCTTATTTTATCTGAAGGTATTTTATTTTCAACTCTCCACTGATATTCATCCTTGTTCAACGCGTTCTCCATAACAAAAACATTTTTATTTAATTCCTCAATTCTTTTCGCGAAAAGAGGTGTTGTTGTAGTTACATAATGAGCTGATTTTATCAGCCCTTCCATCATTTGTTGAGCGTTAGATTTTTTCCATCCTGAATAATTCAAATGTGAACTACTTAATATCCAATAGTCATCTATATCCCATACTATTCTTATATTATATTTATTTACAATTTCTTCAAACGCTTTACCATATTCTGGTTTACTGAAATTAATAACCTTATTGTAAAATACAATGTTAAAATTACTCAAATATCTTTCATCTGCTAAGTTTAATGTATGATCGCTCAACATTCTTATTTCTACATCAATATCATCATACATCATATGACTATGTGGATTTAGTATGCGATAGTAGCCAATACCATCTACATCGGCTGTTAGAGCTAGAATTTTCGGTTTTATCATTTAACTTAATTATTTTTTATATTTTAATTGAAAAATTCATAAAAGTTTTTTTTAATATATAACAATAGATATAAAAATTAATATATAGATGAAAGATTACTTAAATTTTATGAATGAAAATATGGAAACTAGTGGTTATAACTTATACATAGAAACAGATGAATCATTGTTTGATGAGAATTGGGATATATCAATAAATATATCAGACATTTGGAAACCATATGAGGAACAAGAAATAGATTTGAAAAAATTTGTCCATAGATATAAATTAAGAATAAACGACCATAAGAATGAAATTATAGATATGAAAGGTGCTGATTCATGGAATGAGTTAGCTGGTATATTAAATGAATTCAATGTTTTTGATAATGAATCATCCCTTCACAAGTTTGATGAGATATATGACTGGGCGGATAAAAACTCAGTAGAAATGAACTGCCGCTAAATTAAAGATTTAGCCAACTTCTACGCCACAAGCACAATGTAACCATTCACTTTGAGTGACGCTGGGTTGGTTCCTCAACCCGAAATTTCTTATATTTATAGCAGCATTGATGTCCCTGTCGTGTATAGAACCACATTTTTTACAGGTCCATTCTCTATCATTTAAAGTTAAATCCTTATTGATTGTTCCACAAACATTACAAGTTTTTGATGAAGGATCAAATCTACCAATCACACTTAAATTTTTACCATACCAATCACATTTGTATTCAACCATAGATTTAAATTCAGACCACCCCATATCTAAAATGGCTTTATTCAATTCTGATTTTGCTGATTGACCATTAGGTATATATTTTCCATTTTCGTCTTGCTTTGGCTTACATCTTTTAACCATACCAGAGACATTTAAATCTTCCATACAGATTGTATCATAATTATCAACCAAGTATCGGGAAATTTTATGTAAATAATCCTGTCTTTGATTTCTAATGTGTTCGTGTAAAAGGGCAATAACCATTTTTTGTTTTTTGTAGTGATTGGAATCCTTTGTTTTTCTTGCTAAGGATCGCTGCTCTATCCTTAGTTCATTCATAGCAGATTTAAAGAAATCGTGGTTCTTGAATTTCATTCCATCTGAAGTTATTACAAAATCTTTTATACCTAAATCTAAACCAACTGATGTTTTAAACATTATAGGTTTCTTTTCAGGTTTTAATTCGCTAGTATCAACTAGTATAGACACATAATATTTGTTAGTAATTGATCTTGATACGGTTATAGTTTTTATTTCACCTTTAAACTCTCTATGTAAATCTATGTCTATATATCGTAATTTGGGTAAAAAAATTTGTTTTTTATTCTCACTAAAAAATACACCTTGAGGTAATTGAAATGACTGCTTCCCATATCTGTTTTTAAATTTAGGAAAGCCAGCACCATTAAAAAAATTATGATAGGCATTATCTAAATTGCGAGTAGCCATCTGTAATGCCTGTGATGGACTTTCTTTTAACCAAGGAGCATCTGTATTTTTTAATTCGGTTATTTGTTTATTTAAATCAAAGCAATTTATGTTTTTCTTATTGCCAGTATAGTTCATTATTTTTGTTTCTAAACCAAGGTTATAGACAAATCTAACCTGACCAAAAATCTTTGATAGGTATTCTTTTTGGTCCTGATTGGGATATATTCTATATTTATATGCTTTTAACATTACTTTACACTAATTATATTTGTTTCTGTAAAGATATATATAATTAAAAAAATATGGTTTTTTCCTATTTTTAAAAAGTTTATTTTAATATATAATATAAAAGATGATGAGATTGATGATTTAATGAATTTATTAGGGAAATAAATAAAAAATATGAAACATTTAAAATTATATGAAGAATTCAATAACCCTAAAATAAAAAAGGGAGAGAGAAAAATTTTAGATTTAATTTGTAAATTATTACAGAGACAATTAGATACTGATGATATGAATTACACAATGACTAGAGATTTTATTATGATTGACGCTGAAACCACATTAGTTATAGATAATGAATATTTTTATTTACGGTTATATAGACAGAATAAATTTGGTATCACATCCAATATAAAATATAATTTAAATCCCAAAAAACGATTTCTTTCTGAACCATTAGAAGATGAAGAAGAAGATGAAGATGACCATGACAAGGGAAAGTGGCCTGGTTGCAGTTTATGGGAATATGATGGTGAGATAAAAAGACACTCTCAGAAACTTAATGAATTAATAAATCGTTTATGGAAGAAGAAAGTGAAGTATGATAAAAATAAAGTGGATAGGGAGAAAGAAAAAGAAGTTGATGATCTGATGAATCTTTTAGAATTATAAATTACTATATAAGTATATGAAACATATAAAATTATTTGAAGATTTTAACCAAGACAAACTAGATACTGGATATTATTCACCATCTGTTGGTGACACTGTTTATATTAATTATAAAATCCCAGGTGGTAGTAATAATTATGAACCAACACCAGTTAAAATAATCGCGATAAAAGGATCTGGAAGAGAAAAAGTTTATATCGCGTCTCATAATGTAGAGTTAAGTAAATTCAAATTCGCCCCCGATCAAAGTGTTAAAAGAACAGACATAATAGGACCATATAAAGGTGTAGAAACACCAGCTGGATATGGGTGGGTCGCGAAAAATCCAAATATAAATACTGGAGTCAATCAAGTTTCAAATGATATGGCTATTTAATTTTCAATTTTAATATATACTTTAAAATAAATATAATTATGTTTATTAATGACTTTTCATTATTTTTAAATGAAAAATATGAATCTGGTGTTTTTGATTTTAATGGATTGAGTTTTAAATTAGATACTTTTTACGATAATGATGAAACTTATGTTAGAATACTTTATATGGATAAACATTATGAAGATCTATCGGTAATAGTTCCGAAATCAAAAATTTTAGATACAGATGAATTTTTCTTAAATCCAAATATAGATAAAGAAATGGTGAATGTACTAATAGATCAGGGGTTTATAGAATGTACAAATAAAAAAACTATGGCGGGTGACAAGTTGACAAAATCATATATGTTAGTATGAGATTTTTAGAGAATTATAATAAGTATAGAAAGGAAAAGGATATAAGTATGATACCAACTTCATGTCACGCTAGTTTTAATTATGAATTTTTAATATCAAAAGATGAGTTATTAAAAAGTAAAGATGAATTAACAAAATATCTTTCCAATAAAGAAGAGAATGATAAATTAAATCCGTTCAAAAGAAAATTAACTATTAATAAGTTAAATATTATGTATCTTATTGAAGATTATTATAATTTTTTTGAAAGCATGTTTCGTGATATGAAAGTTTATCGTTATGTTGGAAAAGCCATGACAAAGGATATGATTGAATACTCAAATCAAGTAAAAGCCACAAAGTTTAAATCACTCGCAGATACTTATGGATTTGATGGTGGAATAGTCAGATATTGGGTGTTTACAGACGCTGTGGTTTTTCAAACATCAAAAAGAAAAGAATTAAAGATAAGATGAAAAAGATTTTTACATATTCATTAGTTTTCATATTGTTATTTTTAGTATCTTGTTGTAGTACAAAGAATCGTCAATATGAAAAATCGGAATCAGTTATTATATCTGATACAGTTATTATGATTCAGAAAAGACAAAGAACAGAGGATTCAATTAGATTTGAAGAAATGAAAAGAGAAGAATCATCTAGAGAAGAAAAAGAAAGACAAACACTTTCAAGAACAGAGACCGCTGCACCTGTTTTATCAAGCCCACCAAGAGCAACACCAGTTGAGAGTGTACCAGAAAAATCTTTACCATCAACCCCACCAGCTGCTGGTGAATTAGAGATTATGATGGATAATGGTCTTATGTATGGTGATATAACATATAAAGAAGTTGACACAATGGTTGTTGGTAGAACAGATGTTTTAGAATTGACAATATCTTATGATATACCAATTAGTAGAATTGTTGAAGAGGTTCATACATTTATAAGTGAAGGTGAATTGGTCTCAGAACCAATAAGAATCGCCCCAAAAATGTTAGTAACATTGATTGATCCAACAAATGGTGTAAATTTTACTATAATACCAATATCACCAGAAGAACAATTAATTGAGGTTAATGATATAACAAAATGGAATTGGAATGTTACTCCACTAACAAAAGGTAATAATAAATTAGTATTATCTGTTAATATAGTATTGGAAAATGGAATAAAAAATATCCAAGTATATGAGGATTATATTTATGTGTATTCAGATGAGTCTATTTTTGAGAGATTCTGGAATTGGTTTATAGATAACTGGGAACCATTTTTATCACTATTCATTATTCCATTAGTTATTTGGGGTTATAATAGATTTATAAAAAAGAAGAAGGATGATGATTAAGGAGTTTAATGAATTTTTAATGGAGAGTGTTGGGGATGATATAAAATCATTTGGTAGAAAGATATATAACACAACAAAGATTAATGCCGCTTATATTATGACTGGATATAAGAAAGAGTTTATGGATTTGGTGAATGATATAAATTCGTATAGTAAAGGTGAAATAACAAAAAAAGAATTAACTCATCAATTTGTTAGTTTTCTAAAACTTTTAGGAATAACTAGTACAGTTGTAATTCATTCGTTTTTAACTATCGCGATAATTATAGCGTTTAAACGATGGGGTCTGACAAAATTTCTACCTGATGCGTTCCAAGATGAGGATAAAAAGATAGATGAGAAGATAGAATCAATATTAAAAAATTAATATATAACTCTATGGATCTTAGTAATAAAAAATATTTCTTTGACCAATACAATGATGTGTGGTATATGATTCCTTATGATAAAAGAGGAGAGTGGATTAAATTAAGGGATGAAAATAGTGAAGAAATTTCTAGTTATGATGAATATATTTTAGATATTGATATTGATCAGTATAGTTTTGAAAATCCAGAACCAATAACTCTCCCAGAAAAAATTGAAGAAAAAATGATAGAAAAAATTAGAAATTTTGATGATTTTTTAAATGAATCAAAATCCATTTATGGTGGTACAGAAATTACAGATAAAAATATTCCAAACCTTCAAGAAGAGTGGGAAGAAAACGAAGAAAACAATTCTGGAAAATATTTTATTATAACATTCGCTGATAATTCGGGTGATGAGATACATTTCTGGCTTATGGATATACATCATTATGAATATGTACATAACACTATTGAACAGGGTGGATGTGAAGAAGAAGAATTTATGGAATTTGTTGATAACAACGCATTGGATCAAAAAATGGTCCAAACATACACTGAAATTGATTGGTTCGGTAATTATGATATAGAAAAGGTTGTGTATATACCAGAATTTGGAATGTAAAAAAATTTGATTTATGAAAATAAAAAGATTTGAAAATATTGATTTTGATGAAAATAATTGGGATTATGAAGAAGAAGATGATTCATCAAAAAAAGTAAAATTGGATAAAGATAAGATGGTTGATGATATAATGAATATGATATATAATGACCCATCTGGATACGAGGACTTTGTGTATGGTATAGTTGAGAATACTTTGAGAGATTATGATACAGAAGATTTGAAAGATATATTACAATATGAGGATGATGAAATATGTGATGAATGTGATGGAGAAGGTTATATAGATGGTAAAAAATGTGAAATATGTAATGGAACTGGAAATGTTGATATATATGAATACAAATATGGAAAAAAATAATTAAATAAAAATGCCAACACCAAAAAAGGGTGAAAGAAAAAAACACTTCATTAAAAGATGTATTCCTTATCTTCTTGATGAAGAACCAAGTACCCTAACATCAAAAAAGAAAAAAGGAAAACAATCGTACGCGATTTGTAATTCAATATACGATAGAAGAAATAAAAAGAATGAGAATATTGATATTTATACTGATGATGTTTTAACAGATGTGATGGGATTTTTAAATCTTATGGAACCACCAGAGTTTTATGACGCGGTATCGTTGTTGAATAAACATATAAACAATAACCCAGATGATGAACACGCGAAAGATTTGTTTAAAGAATTAAAAGGATTAGAAACATATTATCAACCAGATTTGGATACTCAAGAAATATCTAGTTTTAGTGATTATTTAACAGAGGATAATTTTTTAGATGATGAGTTTGAGTGGGAAGATGAAAGAGATACATATGAACAATTTTCAACTTGGTTATATAAACACGATTTTGAATTTTATGAAGGTGAGGAAGACTTTAAGGAATATTTTTATAAAATATTAAGTGATGATTCCTTAGACTCAAAAGAAAAGTCATTAAAAATTGTAAATTATTTAGAAGAAAAATGGGGGCTTTATGATGGATGGGAGGAGACTTTTCAAAAATTATTTTCTATAATAGAAAAAAAAATAATCTAATGATTCAGAAGAATCTAAAGAATTTTTAATATATAAATTAAAATTAAGTTAATAGATGGGTGGTCATGCTTTAGATAAATTAGGTATAAAAACAGAACGAAAATCAACAAAAGAACTTTATATAATATTTGATAAATTAAATAGATATTTTAGTAAATTTGACACTACTATACCAAGATTTTATAGAAATAAGAAAACACATGGTGATTTAGATATTTTGATTAAAGTTTCTAGTAATGAAATAATATATAATATTGTTAAAGATAGAATAAATCCCGATGGATTAATAGTTAATGATAATATTATAACATTTGATTATGATAATTGTCAAGTAGATTTAATTTGTATAAAAGAAGATATCTGGGAATCAGCGAAAATCTATTATTTATATGATCCTTTACCAAATCTTTTTGGCAAGACAGCTCATGGATTTGGTTTAAGATTTGGAATGGATGGATTATTTTATAAATTTATAGGAAAAGGTGGAACGAATACTCATGTGATTAAATTAACAACAAATCCTAGAAAAATATTTGAGTTTCTAGGTTTTGATTATGATAGATTTGAAGAAGGGTTTGATAATGTTACTGATATTTATGAATTCATAGTAAATGGAAAATTTTATGATAAAGAAATGTTTAAACCAGAGAATTTAATCGCGGTTGATAGAAAAAGAAGTATGAATAGACCATCATATCGTGCTTTTTTAGAATATTCAAAATCAACAACGTCAAATTTCACATTTGATAAAAATAAAAATGTTTATATAGATTATATTGATGAAAATTTTCCAGGGTTTAAAGAAAAATTAAATGTTTATATAGAACGGGATAATATGATAGATCCTAGAAAAAAATTCAGGGAAGCGATATCAAATCACAAACCAGGAAAATTACTTGGAACAATTATCGGATATTATACAAAATCTAAAGATGATTTTAATAAATTTATTATAGAAAGTGATATTGAGGCAATAAAAAAAGATTTTGATAACTTCTATATAGGATTCAATAAAAATGAAAATCTTTTTCTAAAGAAAATAACTGATTATGAAACATTTAAAATGACAGTTAAAAATTATGATATAACAAATCATAATTCCATATCTAATTATGACAGCAGGCAATCTAAAGAAATTCCATGGGAAGATGTATTTATTAAACCAAAAAATAGTGATAGATATATAAAACCATATGAGAAAGGAAAATTATTTTAAACTTTCATTATCTAATTATTATATAATTAACATAAAAAATTTTAGAATATGAAAAACACTATGAAAATATATTATGATGACGATCCATATTCAATTATTAGTAAAGTAAACGATTTAATAAGTTCTTGTGGGATAGAGATTATTGAAGGTGATAGTGATGATGGTTGGGTAGAGTATGAAGTCATAATACATGACCAAAAAGGTGAAGAGATTTGTGAATGAAAAATTGTATTTTAATACCTACATTTTGAAACTGGGATTGATTATTCAATTCTTTTTATATTTACCATAGTTGTAATATCATACATTTGTTCACCAATTTTCAATTTTTTCACCATGGAATTAAATGTACTAGAAAATTTTGGCAATCCTTCTTTTTCAACTGTTTCTTTTTCACCTTTTTTATTAGTTATTTCGTATTTCATAAGATATTTTTATTTTATATATAATATCAAATCGGGTCAATTTTAAAATAAGAAAAGGAATGGATTTAATGGTCTAACCAAATCCATTCCTTTTCAATGTAGCCCTTGTGTGAATCGAACACCACTTATCGGGAACCCCCGAAGTCCTATCCAATAGACGAAAGGGCCATAATTCTGAGAATTGATTCGTCATTATGGGATTTAAACCCATATTCCCTTTCGGGAATCCCTCTAAAGAGGGATTACTCTGCTTCGCAGGAGTCCTGTCTTTTGGACGAAATGACAGAACCTTTTCTCATTTTTTAAAATCTTAATAAAAGATAAAAATAGTAGTCCTAGAGGGATTCGAACCCCCGTTACCAAGAAAACCTTGGCGTCCTTATCCACTTTAAAGTGGAGTTCCGTTAGACGATAGGACCGTTTTGTAGCCCCTGTGGGACTCGAACCTCACATTCCTAGGACAATACCTAGGGTCCTGCACATCGGACGATGATCCGTTAGACGAAAGGGCCATTTTATTTTCGACTTATTTTTTTCAGTATCTCAAAGAACAAAAACAAAGGTACATTGTTTTTTTGACAAAACAAAATTTTTCTTTGTTTTTTTTTTATGTCACCCGTAGGGGATTCGAACCCCTGATTTCAAGGATGAAAACCTTGCGTCCTAGACCGACTAGACGAACGGGCGTATTTTGTAGTCCTAGGGGGATTCGAGCCCCCATGACCAAGAAAACCTTGGCGTCCTTATCACACAATCTGGATTTGAACCATAATTCCTCTATTCTATTATATAAGAGGGTGTTTCCTTTTGTTACACTATTTGTGTGAGTTCCGTTTAGACGATAGGACCTGAAATCATATATAAGATGATTTCGTATTTTTAATATTTTCAAATTTTCAATGAACGATTACAATACAAAGATAAGAATTATTCTGATACTATACAAATTTTTCTTGGATAAAATAAAAAAAATGGAATGAGACTACTTCCACTTCTGACTGATACCTTCATTGTATTATCCCTTTGACTCCCATCAGAGGGTTCTCAATTTGTCCACATCCACCAGGGATGTCTATCAGCGACGCTGCCGTTTTATAGTTGGTGACTCAACTTTTACCATCAATCATATTCAACTTTCCGAATACCCTCTGCTTTCGGGGCAGTTCGTGGCCGCTAGACCACTAGGTGCATCTTTCAATCAAATTCATCCGTCTTGGGAACTTCAGAACTCTCGGTTCACCCGTAGGTGCTAAGAATTAAGCGACTTTCAGATTGATGTTGAGTGGGCCTTTCCATTTGATAACAAAATGCAGGAATTGAACCTACGTTTTTTATTTAAGCGATAAATGCCTTACCACTAGGCAAATTTTGTTAGTCCACCAAGAAGTGCCCACTCAGCTGTTCTATATCCTTTTGAGATATAAAATTCAACACTTCTCATGCGTTTCGGGCTACCGACCCTACTGTGCGGTTCTTCAAGAATCCTGACCCCTCGTTCTACCAAGGAATCATTCACCTCTGGAACTATTAGATAGCCATCACGTTGGTCTGCTTTGACAGTCTAATCACTCCTTATCCAATCAGATGTATCAATCGGCTGACGAATGGCGTTGGGTGTCACCCCATATTAGAGAAGCTCCTTACCCATTGCCGTGACAATGGGGGCTTACCTCTCGTATTCTTCCCACAGAACCATAACCGATTTTCCACCTTAGTTCCACCGAAGTGAAACCCGCCACTGGGATGCGTTAGGATGAAGTTTGCTTGGATGAACTACCCGAAAGTAGCAGGAGATTGTGAACATTTACTCCTCTTTTACACCTTACGATGTATTATCCTTTATCCCCCGAAGGGGAAAACTTCCCAAACAAAGTTAATTTTTTTACAATAAATATAAGAACATTTTTTAATTTCAAATTCGTTTTACAAAGATACGAAGATTTTTTATATCGGCAAAATTTATTTTTGTTTATTTTTCCCCTAGATCAATTTTATAGTTATTATCAGGTGGTCCCGTTACAATAGTAACCTTGAACATTCTACCATCAACATTTCTTTTAATCATAAGATAAACCTTTTCTATATCAATATCATTTTTTCTACCACCAAAGAAAAACAACTACATCTTTAGTGTAGTTTGATGAATTTAATATGATTTAATAAATCTAATCCGTTCATTTTTTCAAAATTTTAGAATTTAATTTCTAACTGATCATTTTCCTCATCTTCATTTATCTCCGAATTATCAAAATCAATTTTGTGCTCCAGATAGGATTCGAACCTATAAGCCTCATTATGGCGGTGATTCCTGAGACCACTGTGTTTACCTTGGTTTTCACCACTGGAGCTAATTTTTTATTTCTTTCTTTCCCTTCTTTCTTTCTTTTCAATTTTTTCAACTTTCTCAACCTTCTCCTTATTTGATTCGGATTGTTTTCTCCATTCCTTCCAATCTTTTTTATTTGAGTAAATCCAATCAAAACCCAAAAGTCTTTTGATTTCTTTATAATCATCAATAGATTTATCACTTACTCTTTTAAATTCATCGTTTCTTTTTAGTGTTTTCATATTTTTTTAATGTTTAATTATTTTTGAAAAATTATAATATATATTATCCTCTAGAAATTTTTTTAATTTCTTATCAATATCTTTTTCTAGTTTATTTCTTTTCTTATCTAGTTTTTTAGATTCAGACTTGTTCATAGTCTTTTTTATAATATCCATATCTCTAATTTCACCCGTTTCATCTTGTATTTCTTTTAATTTATTATAAAATTCATAGTATTTATTCTTTTGAAAAAATACAAAAAATACTTCCATTGAGTATCTTAATCTTCTTACCGATATTCGAATTTCATGTAGTGTATCTTCATTAGGATTTTTTAAATAATCTTCTATATTATTTTTTATAGTCTTTAATCTAAATTTTAAAGATTTTTTAGAAAATTCATTAGAGTTTTTTTCATTGTCAATTATCCATTTTTTTAATTTATTCATCAATCCATTAGTTTAATTATATCGTTACTTTTCTTAAAAATCATATGTATCCCAAATATTCTTATTACAAATCCCTTCATATGTTTGAATTTTCTAAAATAGAAAAACCAAAATCTACTTTTGTAAAATTTTATGTATTTAGTGTGTACTATCATATTTTTCTAAACATTCCATTTTGAACCAAGGCCATTTACCCCTTAACATTACCATATACCCATCATATAGAATTTTTGTTTTGCGGTGACCATCCATTGTTATTTTATAGGAATGTTCTATTTTTTCAATTTTTCCTGGATTATTATTTGTAGCTGTATATTTTGACCATTTTCCACAAGAACTATCCCACCAAGAATATTCTTCATTTATCACAACTCTATCACCAATATCAAAAGGAAGTTCATCATATTCCTCCCATTCAAAATCATCAAAATTAATATTTTCAATCATTTTTAAATATAATTGATAATTTAATAAATAAGAAATTTTATTACCACCTTACTACTTTATAATTGTGACCCTTACTATTAACCATCTTACCTTCTGATTCTAGAATTTTAGTTATACTTTTTATAATAGAATTACTTAGTTCAGCGGTTTCCCAGTAATAATGAAATTCACCTTTTTTCGCGGATTTCAAAATTTCTCTTTTTAATACTTTCAGTATCTCAGCTTCCTGTCTTACTCTTTCTTCTACTACAGTCATGGCTTTTTAATTTTTTATAAATTAATATAATTGGTTCAAAATACAATTTAATAGATTTAACTATTTCCTTTTTCATTCTAATTTTCATTTTCTTTTTTTCCTTTCTTACATATAGGACATACTACAACTTGTTGTAAGGTTATGGAATCTATATCTACAATAATATAACCTTTATTATTACAATTTGCACATCTAAATTTGTTATATTTACACATAACAATATTCATTTCTTCTTTATAACTAGGAATGTGTCTATTATCACATGCTCTGTCACCAATCATACCAAATCCAAAACATTTTTTAACATCATTTTTAGATAGAGTACACACTCTACAAATTCCATTAATTCGTTCTTCTTGGGTATGAGGTTTCATTTCATTCATCAATATATTTTTTTAACTTTTCAAATTCATTTTCAACAAATTCATTATTCTCTCTACCCATATCCTTTATTACATATGGAATATATCCACAGTTTTTAATTTCTTTTATTTTAATTCTATCTCTATTTTTCACTTGTTTAATTGAATGTTTTTCTTTTATTTTTTCATAATGCCATTTTCCATTCCACAATATCGCTATTTTATAATCTTCTATTATTATATCAGCGTCCCATCCATTAAAAATTGATTCATTAGTTTTAATATTATTAAAATATTCTTTACATAATTCAGAAAAATATATTTCATTTTTACTTCTTCTATTCTGATTTAGAACTGAGGCTCTACCACCCTTTATTGCTTTATCTATATTATTTTTATTTGAATATGTTATAGAACACTTGTTAGAACAAAAAATTCTATTTTCAGTTATTCTATGCTCAAATATTTTATTACAATATTTACAAATTGTACTTATTCTTTTAATATGATTTCTACCAATCAATGACTCACTTTTCTTTTTCTTATCATCATCATCCCAATCTCTACTATTGGCACAACTTCTAGAACAATAATATTTTTCTTTTTTAGGAAAAAGTTTTTCTCTTTCCTCTATTTCAAATTCCTTTTTACAATTATTACAAGTAACTATAAATTTTTTGAATTCACCATACTTTTTATTAACATATCCACCTTGGTGTATATTTTGACAAGAAGTATTACAATATTTATTTTTTACAGGTTTTCCACAATTTAAACATTTATTCATTTTATAATAGTTTTTATTTCTATATATAAAATTATAAAAACGGAAAGTTGTATTGAACCTTTTTATATTGTGCGGATGTCAGATTCGAACTGATTCTCAAGATTATGAGTCTCGTATGTTAACCATTACACCACACCGCGTGTTTTTTACATTAGAATTTTATTAATTTCTAATGGTATAAATTTAATTGAAAATTAATTAGTTTCCAAAATTTAATTGTTCTTTTTTACATGTGCGGCCCGTGTAGGATTCGAACCTACGACCAACAGATTACACATTATCCATAATTTTCATTACGGGGTGGACTATATCATCATCTCTACTGAGATGTCGGACGCTATTAAAGGTTTATTGATTGATTTTCTCACCTTTTAGTCTCTGCACCTTCCCAAATACTCTTATAATCTTCTCTGGGCTTGGATCAGGATTGCCATATTAAAGGTTTCCCTGAGTTCATCCGATTTTCCATATGTGGTCACCCACATACGCTGCAATCTTTACAGTCTGCTGCTCTACCAGCTGAGCTAACGAGCCATTATTTCAAAGAACAATTGTGACCTTGGCGAGAATCGAACTCACATCTAAAATTCCGCAAATTTTTATTCTAATCCGTTGAACTACAAGGCCCTGTTTATTGTATCCACTCTAGGACTCGAACCCAGACCTAATTATTCGAAGTAACTAATGCTAATCCGTTACACCAAGTGGACATTGCGGTGACGACCAGATTTGAACTGGCGATCTCCTGAGTGACAGTCAGGAATGTTAGGCCATCTACACCACGTCACCTTATTTTAACCATTTTCTTATTGCGTTATCACTTACACCATATTTTCTTCCTGTTCCTTTATATCCAAGTTCTTCAATATCTTTTAATAGTGTTTCTTTATCAGGTCTTTCTACTTTTCTTTGTTTTAAATCTGCACATTTTTTACATCTTTTTGATTGTCTATCTTTTTTGTTGCCACATTTACAATAATAATTTCCATTATAGAATCCATAATTATTTTTTATATTTTTTGCACCATGTGTGTCTAAAGTTACATTACAATTTGGACAAACAATTCTTAAATTTTCTAATCTATTATCATCATTTATACCATTAATATGATCCAATACAAATATTAATTTTTTCCCCATCCATTCTTCATCTTGACCACAAATTTCACATTTTTTTTCTTTCAATCCTTCATAGAATTCTTAACAATATTAGTAAAATGATTTTCTTCATATCTATTTTGCATATTCTTTTTTATTTGTATATTAAAATCTGAATACCAAAAACTGTCAATTAAATCAAAGAACGTCTTTTTTGTTGGGAAGGTGGGATTTGAACCCACATGTGACCAGTTACCGTTTCAACACTTTATAAGAGTGAGCGGATACATCCCAGTTTTTATATTGTTAGTGTGAGTGGATACGATGAATTGAATTTGTCGGATTGGGTGGGGTCGAACCACCATGTAACCAATTAACCTTTCAACTGCTTATCAGGCAGAGGGTTTACAATCCGTTTTGTTAGAGAATCACTCTAACCAATTGAGCTACACACCCGTTTGTGACCGAAGTGGGAATCGAACCCACATGAGCTTAGCTCAAAGGTTTTTAAGACCTTCGCGTCTGCCAGTTCCGCCATTCAGCCAATTTTATTTCAATACGTCAAAGAACCATTTTACAAATTTACAAAATTATTTCCACATTTCCAACTTTTCAACAAATTTTTGCGGTCCCAAAGGGATTCGAACCCTTCTGTTATTCCTCCGTGACAGGGAGGTAGCCACACCCAGCAACTCCTGAGACCAATCAATTTTTGTGACCAAGGTGGGACTCGAACCCACAAGTTCTGTGAACGATAGGTTCTAAACCTATTATGTTTTCCAATTTCATCACTTGGCCTTCTCGTAATTTTTTTTCCATTTTCTTATACTATTATCACTCACTCCGTATTTTCTTCCTGTTCCTCTATATCCAAATTCTTTTATTTCTTTTAATAATTTATCATAAGATGGTCTTTTTACTTTTCTTTGTTTTAATTTTGAACAATCCATACAATATTTACTATTTTCTTGTTTTTTATTTCCACACTCACATTTCTGTTGTGGATTTTTATTTATTTTTGATTTTTGATTTAAACTCTTACAATATGTATTTGTTTGAGCGTGACAATTTGGACAAAGTATTTGAATATTATTAAATTCATTATTAAATCTATTGCCATCTATATGATGAATTTCTAATGGTGCATCTTTATTATTCCATTCGGTAAGATTACAAATTTCACATTTTTTTTCTTTATATCCATCCATTATTAATTTTTTTCTCAGTGTGTTGCTACTTATTAATGACCCGTTAAATAAATATTTAGAAACATGTTTTCTATTATTTGATATTTTTTTACCCTTTAATCCCATATTGCCATTATATTCAATATTCATTTTTTTCAAATATCCATTTAATGTTGATTGTCTACATATAAGTTCTTTACAAATGAAAGATTTTGGTTGATTATCATTTATCCATTCTAATATCTCTTCTTTTTTTTCTAATATATCTTTTCTCATCTTTTTTTTTATTTTATATATTAAAAATAAAAAGTCAAAAATGGTAAACACCATAATTATTTTTATAATATGTATATTATTTTAATTATTTCAAAGAACTTATGTACCGATGGCTGGATTCGAACCAGCGACGTGTAGTGATTATGATTCACTTGCGATAGCCAACTCCGCCCACATCGGTGTGTTTGTGGTCAAGGTGGGAATCGAACCCACAAGTTTTGAAACAATAGGTTTTGAGTCTATCGCGTTTACCAATTTCGCCACTTGACCGTGTGACTGAGGAGGGAATCGAACCCACAAGGATTTCTCCAATAGTTCCTTAAACTATCGCGTCTGCCTGTTTCGCCACTCAGCCGAATTTTTGTGAGAGGGGTAGGATTCGAACCTACAAGTCCCGAAGGAAACGGGGTTACAGCCCGCCGAGCCACCAGCTGCTCAACCCTCCCAATTTATTCCAAGATGTCAAAGAACTTTACAAAAACAAAAAACCCAATCTTTTGGATTGGGTTCGGATTACTTCAAGTTATAAAAACTCATCGTAGCAATACAAACCCATCATCCATATCTAGATATAAATCTATATTATAGAGATTAATAATGTTCATATTTGAATTTCGTGTCATTGAATTTTTTTTATTTTGTTTTTGTAATGTATATATAGTATTTAAAAAAGTTTATTTTTTTCCATTTTTAATAATACAAAGATACGGAGATTTTTTTAATATACCAAATCTTTTTTGATGATTTTATCAATTTCTTCTTTATTTTCATCATAATTTTCTTGTTTCAAGGTATGAACTACATCCCCTTCTTTTAGATTATCCAATTCATCACCAGTTGGATTTATGATAGCTATTTGTAATCCATCATTATGAATAATAACTCTTTTGAATGGGTGTAATTGAGCTAACTCTCCCTTTAAATCCACAACTATTCCATGGTCCTTTGGTATCATTATTCCCAACGCGGTCGCGAATAATAGAGCACCCACCAACCAATCTCTACTATTATCTGGATTAGTTTCATTATTTGTATATTCCATAATATCTATTATTTTTCAAATATATAAAAAAATTTTGATAAAGTTTAATTAAGAATGTTTTTCATATTTTTATTGAAGATTATCAGATAAATAATCTTTTAATTTATTAAACTCTAGTCTTCCAGAATTTAAAGATAAAACATCCCAACTATCTTGTTTTATCGGAATTAATCTAGAAAAACCTTCTTCATCAACTATACCAAGATCAAATCCTTTTATTAATTGTTCTAATTTATCGGTACTTTTACCATCCACATATATCCAGGGATACGGTAATCCATATTCTTTATGACCCCAACATGATTGAGTAGTTATAATTCCATTATAATTTAAAAGGACCACCAATTCCCTTATTCCACTATCTATTTTTTTCCCCAACCCATCAGTAATATTTCTAGAATTATATTCCATTCTTTTATATTTTTCATCATCAAAATCTATATCGGAAAATTTTTTTATTTTCATTATTTCATATTATTTTGTTACACCTTCGTTAGTTTTCATTTCCCATATACTTTCACCATCATCATCATACATTGGAATGAACATTAAATGATCCCACCAGGGTCTTTTTTTTCTTTTTTTGGGTTTTGATTTTGGTTCATCCTCTTCTTCCAAAGTATTATCAAAATCAAAAGAAACCTCATCATCAGAATCATCCTCTTCTTCTATAACATCCTGATCCATCTCCGAAAAATATCATCAAAGTCATCTTTATCAAAAGTCTTAAATCTCCTAGGTTCAGGTGGTGGTTGTGGATATGGTACTGTATAACCTTCAAATTTTTTTATTTTCATATTAATAAGTTATAAATTTATTTAAGAATGTTATAACACCATTTTTTACAGTAACAATATCAACCCAATTATATTTTCTTTTATCTTTTATTTCTAAGTCCAAATTCAGTGGTGTTGATGATTTTATAACAATATATTCACTACTATCTAATGTTCTATGTATTGAAAATGTTTTATCACTCTCTTTTATTTCAACTGATATAAATTTCCATAAAGATGAAGATATTTGAGGATATAATTCACCCATCACTTCTTTATTTATTTGAGTGACTTCCATTATTTTAACCTCTGTTTCTTTCTGTTTTACTTTAACTAATTCCTCATTTTCCTTATTTTCAATCCAGGTTTTAATCTTGGAAAAATTCTCAGTTAAATAAAGTTGAAAATATTTACTTTTTATAATATCTGGTATAGAATTTATCATTAAGGATTTTTTATTTTATTGTATATATTAAAATAAAAAATCCTTCTTTTTAGTTACATGTAAATACTATTAATTATTTTATATAATTTTTCATCCCTAAATTCTAATATTTTTAAATGTATCGCACGCCTTATTAAGTAAACAAACATAAATGGTTTAGCACCTAAAAAAATTGTTAATTTTATTTTCTTTTTTTTATCTATATTATAAAAAGAATACATAACATTATCCATAGATAAATAAGTCCATTTCAACTTACCATCTAGTGTATAATCAACAATTCTGTCTAATATCAAATCATCCATTAATAAATCAAATCAGTGAGCCTATAATCTTCTATTTCACCACGTTCGTTTTCACATTTAGCTCTTCGTTTACCATTTTTATCGGTATAAATTTCACGAATTGTTACTCTGTAGAAAGTCGTCTCATTATCTGTAAATATTCTACATCTACTTCCAATTTTTAATTCATTAACCAATCTTCTAATAGTGATTTTATCACTTATTACTAAAATTGAAATTATAATTAAAAGACAAATTAAAATTACTAAAAATATTATCATAATTTACGGTTTTTAATTTCTTTATCCATTTCTTTTTTTACTTTATATACTAAAGAGTGGCTAAACCCAGTAGTTTTTATTATATCCTTAACATTTTTATCATTTATAAATAATTTATGAATTATTGAATATTTATCTGATTTCATAATTCTATTATCTATTATTCTATCCCATTTTCTATTCATTATTGGAAGATTGAGAGATTTTGCTTTATTTTTTATTTTTTCTAATGTTTTAAATTTAAATATTCTAATCGTAGAACAACCACCTGTTGATAATTTAAAACATTTTTCTTCATCTGTCAAAATTTTATAGAATTCTTCTAATATTTTTTTCCAATTTTTATCACACTTAATTTCTATAGATTTACCATTTTTACATATAGACCCATCTCCATCAATGAAACCTATAATTAAACTAAATATTTGATCTTTTCCTAGATTTGGAATTGTTGGAATATTTTTTGTTTTATTGGTTTTCCAATTAAATATTTCTTTTAATTCTATTACTGTTTGTTTATCACATAATGTATATCTAACAGAATTTAATTTATCAACATAAGATGGTTTTAAATTTATACCCAAGTGCTTTTCTATTTTATTAAAATGTTCTTCATCTTTTTTACTTATATTTACTTGAAAATAACAATTCTTAGATAGATGACCATCAGCAAGTAAAAAACCAATCCAATAACAAGTAATATTATCATTTAAATTTAATAGTTTTATTAAATTTCTTTTACTCTCATAAAATTCTCTTTTTATTCCAAAAAGATGTGCCATTTTTTGTATATAATTCCAAGATAAATTTAAATCGTTTTTTATATCTTTATTGCTTTTTTTAGAATAATTTTCTAACAAATACTCTTTTAAATATTCATTTCTTTCTGTGTTTAAATTTCTTATTTTATAATTAGTCATAATACATAATTTCTTTTACCTTATATATTAAAATTATAATCATCTTTTATTCTTCTTTTTTCCTCTTCATAAATAATTGAATTTTTTTTATCATATTCTCTTTTTCCACGAGACAACGCGATTTCTAGTTTACACTTTCCTTTTTCGTTTATAAATATCATAGTTGGAACAATAGTTAATCCCTTTTCATTTATCTGAGATTCAAAATGTTCTAATTGTTTTTTAGTTAATAATAATTTTTTATCTCTCTTTGGATCATGTTCAGAACCTTTACCATATTCACTAATATGAAGGTTTTTTACAAACATCTCACCATCTTTAAAAAAACAGTAAGTGTCAGTAAATCCAACATTATTCAAACTGATTGATTTTATTTCAGAACCTTTCAGTACAATTCCACAAATTTCCTTTTCTAGAAATTCAAAATTGAAGTGTGCTTTTTTGTTTTTTATTTTCATCTGTATCTAAGTTTCATTGTTGGTAATAGTGGTCCTACGAAAGAATCATAATCATATTTTCTAAATCTATCTGGTGCTAATCTGTCCTTGTTGACACATACCACTTTAACATATTTTTTTATATAAGTATCTATCACATTCATTTCATCCGCGTTCATATTGAATTTCTCATCAACTTCATTTCTAATTCTTTCAACTATATCACTTGGTCTTGTTGATGGTATAATTCTTCTAAGACCCTTTATCGGATATTCAAATATTATATACTCTTTTATTTTTTCTATTTTTCTCATATTAGTTTTTATTATACCATTTCATATCAAAAATTTTATTATTTGTTTTAATAGATAATTTGGAATCAAATGATGGAATACATTTTGATAAATATTTCATTATAAATACTTTAATTTTTTCATACTCATTACTATTTTTTTTAACATCAAAACGATCAACTTCTTTTAACATCGTCATCAATATTTTCTTTTCAATATCCAAATCAAAATATTTTTCATAATCCTCAATTTTTTGTTCAATATTATCATAACCAATATCATCTATCAATTGATTTACACCATGTTTAAATAACGTTCTTATCTTCCATTGTGGATATGAAGAAATTATATATTCTTTTATTTCATTAACATTCATTTGGAACATTTTTATAAAAATAATCATTTTTTTTTAAAATAAAAAATATTTCAAGGGTGTATCAATTTTTATATATAGGATAAAATAAACCCACGGAAATGAGCATTTTAAAACTAAATACATATAATTTCAATGAATTAGATTGGCCAAGAGATGGTAGGTTTCTACTTGGTTTTAGTGGAACAACAATAGCTGATACAGAATTAGCTTATATGGACCCAAATGGTAAGGTAACTATAGTAAGAGGTGCTGGTGGTGGATCAAGTACTTCAGGTACATCAGGAACTTCAGGAACTTCAGGTACAGATGGAACCTCAGGAACCTCAGGCACAGATGGAACATCAGGCACTTCAGGCACAGATGGAACATCAGGAACAGATGGTGCTGATGGGAGTGGTAGTTCAGGAACTTCAGGCACAGATGGTACTGATGGTAGTGGTAGTTCAGGAACTTCAGGCACAGATGGAGTTGATGGAAATGGTAGTTCAGGAACAGATGGAACATCAGGCACTTCAGGCACAGATGGCACTTCAGGTAGATGGGGAACTTTAATTTTAAATGGTGACGGTTATGGAACAACAGATTGGATAAATCCAACTAATGGACTTGCTGATCAATGGTCAATTGGTGGTGGATGGATTAGATCTATATGGAATAATGTTAGTGGATTTACAGATAATGCTCAGTTTTTTACACCAGATGGTGATTGGAGTGGAAATGGTATTGAAGAGGCGTCTTATATATTAGAGACTGGTCAACAATATACATTTTCTATGAAATATAGTAGTAACAGAGAAATACACGTTTTTGATAGTAATATAGTTAATAGCTATTTTAAATTCCCATCAAATGATGGACCAGCGGTATTTGTCTCTGGATTAACAACCGCGTTAGCGGATGATTATTTGTCTTTTGGATGGTCTGGTGATACAAGTATTCAGTTTGGTGATTGGTGGGTGATAGATGAGGTTAATTTGTATATTGGTGATATAGGATTACCTAGTGATGGTAGTTCAGGAACATCTGGTACTGATGGTGTTGGTGGAGCTGATGGGTGGGTATATTATGGTATAGGATACACTGGATCAACATCTGGATTTACATTAACACACACAACCGATACAACAACAATGAAAATCGGTAGACCAATAAGATACTTTATACCAAATGAAATGACATATTATGGTATTATTGTTTCAAGAGTTGATGGTGGAACCTATGATAATTTTGGGATTGAGGGAGCCCCCCTACCAACTGGTACATCTATGAATGTTTATTATGGTCCGATGAGTTATGTTGACAATAAATATTTTCTAATAAATGGTGATTACGCGGATTCTGATGATACTACGTTATTAACCAATGATTTATTGATGCCTAATGGATATTACTGGAATCAAGGAACCGCGTATTTGGTTAGACAACGATGTGTCGCGTCTAGTATAGGTAGTGGTTCAGCTCCGAGTATATCACCAACTATACGTGGAAATGAGGTATTACAGACAAAGGATGACATATCGGTTAGTTTAGTAACATCTGGTGTTGATATAAATCCATCAAATTATAAATTAACAGATCAAGATAATATTGATTTTTCAATTAGAACAGCTGGTGTATCTGGAACCCCAAGAGACTTGGCATTATATATAACAACAATCTTGGGTGATAATCATACTTTATAAAAAATAAATTAAATAATGTCATTAAGAAACGGTTTTGGTAATGATTCTCATACAGTTCTTTTAACAAGTGCGAGTGAACAAAAATTAAGTGAATCACCTTATATTATTGATTCCTCATATAGTTATCCAGGTGGTGGTCATCACTGTTATGTTAGTGGTATAACAACAGGTGATGGTAGTATACATGGAGTTTTTGAAAGACGTGATGGAGTAAATAGAACATGGATTACAACTGGAACAACAGCGGAAGAAAACTGGGTATATCTTGATTGTAGAGATAATCTAGATGATTTTAGTTTCGGTGATGGTGATTTCTGTATAGATTTTTGGATAAAATTAACAGCGGTTCCAGTTGCTTCACCAACTATTATATATGGTTCAAATGGAGTATTTATAAATGATAATAATTTTTATGCTTTTGGGTACACTAATGAACAAGGTGGGTTTCAATCTGGTTTCACATTTATGGTAAGAGAATCTGGGAGTTATAATTTGATATTGACACACTCAACAGGTATGACAAATAATAATTGGTATCATATCGCGTTGTCTCGTCACAATGGATATATTAGAATGTTTTGGAATGGTGATTATGTAACTGGGACTACATATAATAATACGATGCCTAATTTTAATCATTCATATTTTATAGGTGTTATGAATGCTTTATGGGATGATCCAGGACTTGTTAAATCCAAATTAAGTGCGTATTATGATGAATTTAGAATATCAAAAGGGCACCCTAGATGGACTAGTAGTTTTACTCTACCAAATAGAGAATATTAAAAATAAAATAGATAATGGATAAATCAGAAAAATTGTTGTTTTTTAATAAAGAGGGATATTTATATAATTTTCAATATGATAATATAGATCAAAAATGGGAAGGAAAGATTTTATTTGATGAAAATAGTGATGAATTATTTAAAACTCAAGGATTATACATTTTTGAATCAGTTGATCCAATAAATTTCACTGGAATTTTTGATATGGAACCGTCTCAATTATTCAATTGGAGTGGAATGACATTTGTTTCAGATAGAGCTAAAAATGAGATAATAACAAACATAGAAAAGGTAAATAATTCATCTAGTTTTTATTCAAAATGGATATATGGTCACGACTTTGAAATAAAATTCAGACCTGGTACTGTTGTATCATTTAGTGGTGAAACATTCACAGGAACAGGATGGTCAGATTTTACAAATAGTGCACAAACATATTTTTCTATATTATCAACAAAGAAAGACGCTGTTTTGATTTCAACAATAACTAATAATCAGAGTTTTACAGGATTTCAATTCCAAACTGGTGCTACATTAACTAGTCATAATATAATAAAAGTTCCAGATTATGGAAATGAATATTTGGTAGATTTAAATAACTTGAATTATTATGAAGGTAAAAAACTAAATATTGTTGATTCATATTATAATGATGGTATTTATACATATAGAGATTATAATATATTAAAAGATAAGGTATATGATTTTGATTTATCAACACAAACGGGTGGGACATTAAGGTTAGAATTGACATTATATACAGAAAGACCTAGATTGTATACTGGGCCTGTTGAAATTATAATAACGGACAATTCATTAAATGGAACTAGTATTATTTTTGAAAATGATATAAATAATGATATTCAATTTTTTAATACTGGTCAAACAATGATATTTGAAACATATGATGGTGGTGGAATTTTACCAACCAATCCAATATTTACAATATCTGGATATAGAGATAAAGACTTATTGGTCGACCATGATATTTACTTTAGAACTGTCGCTGGTAGAAATTATATATTAATAGATGGTATAGATTTAACTGGAGTTACGAATATTGATCAATTATATTTAGAAGCTAATCCAGTGATATCTGGTGTTACTTTTCATAGTGGGAGGACATTTGATGTCATATGTGTTGAAAATGACGCGAAATTGATTGTAAATTCAAGTGGACCTAGTGGATCAAAAATTGAGGTTGAACAATATGTTATCACAGAAGGACCAACTAGATACAATATTTATAAAAAATATAAGAGATCACAGATTCAAACTCTTTACGCTCAACAAACCACGTATTTATCATTAACTGGTTATACTGGAATGACTAATTGTTTTACAACAACAAATGTTGTAAGTTTATCACAGACTATAATAAATTCTGGTGGTACAGATAATTATTATGAAAATACAATAGACTCGTTTAACATAAAATATGGTAGTTATTTGGAATCACTTGGTGTTGAAATGTATCTTTATACATATTCTGGTACTAATTATCTTATGGTTGATGGATTATATGAATATAACTATAAACCTTATTTTGCGGTTAATGTATATTTAAATGGTACACCCTTATCAATTGGTAATAATTTTACTTTTACAACTGGATTTACACATTCTGATGTTTATTATTTTGAAGTTGATGAAAATTTAACAAGAGAAAAAATAAGTTTGTATGATACAAATAGGTTATCAAAAAACTTTACTTGCGTTATCGCGTTTGATTTAAGTAATGATTTATTGGATTATGGATTCACTATTAATCTGAACACGACTGATTATTTTATAAATTATTCATCATCTAGCGGGACAACATCATGTACACATGAGACGATAAATGATTTTATTGAAAAATATGATGATATTTTCTCAAAGATTGGTTTTGATTTAAGTAGTGGATACACATCAAGTGGATATACATTGGATATACTTGGTAGATATCCTAATATGGATATTATAAATTTGGATGTTGATGTAAATTTATTTTCAACATATACAAAACACACTACACACAATAAAGGAATTGTAATATCTAGTAATGTATTAAGATCTGTTTACCTAGATTTATACGATCTTGAACTCGCGACTGGGATGATTATGTCTGTCAGTAATAGTCAATATGCGATGAATAATCGTGATTATAATATAATAGCTGTTTTAAATGATATGATTCAACTATCATATCAAGGACCATTCTTCTATGATTATGCTGCAAAATTAGATATATCAACAAGAGATTTTATAAGAAAACCAAGAAGTTATTACGATAGAATTGTGGATTATAAATTTTCTTGGGCTGAACAACCATTTGGTGAGATTACAAAAGATATATTCTTTTATGATTTTAGTGGTAATCAGTTAGTATCATATAATAATATCACTAGTTTAACATATACTGGTGTAGAACCATTATATAGTGAGACTAATGATAAGAAAGTATTTTTAAATAGATACGCGAATAAATTTGAATCTGAAGTTACCAACCCAACAAATCAACAAACAGTTTTTGATTCTATAATACACAGGTTAGAAATGTTAAATGATAGTTCATCTTATGATTATACCCCATCACCACTAGAAGTATTTTTTGGATTTAATTCATCAGATGAAGGGGTTTCTGTAAATGAAATGAAATTGGAGAAAGTAGAATATGTTACAATAACAGGAACAACTCATAATAGTGGTGTTACAACATATGATAGTCATTTCATAGTATCTGGTGATACAATACAATATATAACTACTGATTATTTGTTTGATTTCAATAGTTATGGATTAGAAACAGATCAATTGATATCATTAGATTTTATTGAAAATAATACAACAACAGGTCAAACTATTTTTAATAATTATAAAAATTATAGAATAAAAGATTTAACCCAAACGAAGATATTTATTGATACAGATTATTCGGATAGATTAAATTATTTTAATACTAGATATAACCTCACATATAGTGGAAAAACATATGATTATGTAATAAATGTTGAACCTAAAGAATTATTAAGATGTACATTATATGGACAAACAGAAATAGAAGATGAAAGATTTGATATAATGTTGAGAAATCTTGGTATAGATATTTATAAAGAAGCTGAATTCATATTTAAAGATTCTGATATACAAGAACAATCTGTGGATTACATTAGATTAAATAGAAAAAGAAAAGAGATGTTATCAATATATCCACAAATATTTGATTATGTTGGATCATATAAAGCGTTGATACACGCGATAGATTATTTTGGATATAATGATTTAGAATTATATGAATATTATAGAAATTTAAAAGAAGATTCTCCTCTATATGGAAAATTACACAAAATAATAATACCAGATATTTTTGATAATACTGTTGATGGGTGGAATTCTGTAGATTTCATAAGTAAGAAGTATGATAAGAGATATTATAAAAAGACAAATTTATTCAATTTAACTTACAGAATAACAGACATATATGGTAATTATACTTTACAATATTCATTGGAAGAAGTACAAACAAAATTGATGGCGTTAGTTAGTTGGTTAAGGAGAAATGTTATTCCATTATCATCAAACATAAGGGATATAACTGGTGTCGCGGACGCGTTTCATGAACTAACATACCGTTATGATTCTTCTAATTATGTCAAAAAATATGTTTTAGATCAAGAGGTGGTTGGTGTTAATTTCAATTATACCACAACTATGATAGATAATTATAATTATTTATTTTCTATAAATTTCTATGTTTTATCTGGTCAGACTGCTCCTGAATTTTTCTCTGGTAGAATAAAAACATATAGTATAGATTTAGAAACAAATGAGTTATTACCTCAACAAAATTTTGAAATATTTAAAACTAATTATGAACCATATTCATTTAATATAAATTTTGATGTTGATCCATTTATATCAATAGAAATAACAACATTTAATGGGTATGGTGTTGGGTATATGAATTCAAAAATGTTCAAATTTAATGAAGGAAAAAACTTCCATTTAGTTAATAGTAATTTTAATACCACTAACTTTTCGTATTTAAATACAAGTGATGGTTACTATATAATAGATGATGGTCGTTATTATGTAATAAAATATTAAGAAAAATGGAAAAAACAGAACAAGATATTCTATTAGAAGGGATAATAAAATATACCGAAAGCGGTAAATTAGTTTGGAAGGTCCTTCATCAAGGAGAATTTACAACAGATTATTCTTCTCATATAAAAATAACAAATTTAAAGTTTGTAAATTTAACTTTTTTTAATAACTTTAAAGATAAAACTATGTCAGTTATTAATGTGACAATATCAAAAGAATCTAATACTGTGATAGTTAAAGATAAGTCATCATTTAATAAAAAATATGCAACAATATCAGTTGATAGTAACGCTAGATTATTTTTATTTGATGAATTATATAGAGAAATCAAGAAGAAATTAGAAAAATGAACCTATCATCAGTATCCAGTATAATAGTTCTGACCAAGAATAAAAATATGGTATGGACTTATCATAAACAAGAGAATGATAAATCGGTCTATAGATCAACATATATTCTTGGTACAACAACATGTAAGTATGAGTATAGAATGGATAAATCAACTCTTATAGTAAGAGAGTTGAAATGGGGTAGATTAATAGCGGAAATAACAGTTACTGGAAACCAAAAAAATGGTGATAGATTTGATGAATTATCATCAGCTATTATAGAATCCGTTATATATAATCAAGCGAAGAAAAGTAATGCAGAGAAACCCCGTGAATCATTTTTTCAAAGATTAGTAGATCCAAATAAGATATATTCCTCAGATGATAGAAAGAGAATTGAGGATATGATAGATAAACTAATAGAAGATACAGATGATGGTTCTATGAAATGGGAAAAGACATCAACAAAATATAAAAACGCTGAGTTTTTTTATTCAGAAATTAGATTAAGTAAAATAAAAAAATTGGAATTTGAATTAGTTTCTACGAAAGAACCATCAGAAGATTCAAGTGAAAATTGTCTTTTAGTATATCTTAGACGATATAAACACATTCGTGATAGAATTTTCAGTATACCTCTTAAAGATTTTATTTATATTATAAAATTAATAAAATTAGTTAGATATAAATTAGGTGAAACGGATATAGATCCATATAAAGAAAGAAGAAGAAGTTTAATGGAATATTTAGAACATTTTGAGGGAACACTAATGGGTGGCATGAAAGACTATACCAAAGATAGAATAATAGATAGACTGTTTGTTATGAGAAAGAAAATAAAAGACGCTAACACCAAAAAAGAATTTGATGAATTAGAAACCGAAATCGCGTATTTTTCACATATGTAAATTATTTTAAAACAATCAAATTTTTAACTTATATAACCTAAAAAAACATTGTTTGAAGGTAGTACTATATTAATGGTTGTTTCACACCCAGATGATGAAATAATATTTGGATGGCCCATCCTACAAAATAAAAATATTAATAAGAAGATACTTTTAATATCATCAGATATTTATAATGAAAAAGAATTTTTAAATAAAAATAGACTAATCCCAATAATTAAAATATGTGAAGAAACAAATACTGAATTATTTTCTTTAAATTATGATAATAGTTTTTATAGGTTAGAAGGATGGCCTAAAACCCTATATAAACAACTAAATTATTTGATATCAAAAAAAATTAAAACAATAAAACATGACTATATTTTTACACACAATCCATATGGAGAATATGGTCATCCAGATCATAGATTTTGTTTTGAATCGGTTTTGTTATATTCCGAAAAACCAATAATATACACAGATATTTGGTCAGAAAATCCAGATAATTGGATTGGTGAAAGTATGTCTGATAAATATAAAAAATTATATTTTAATGATTCATTAAGAATTGGTGAATATAATATTGATAGAGAATTTTACAAATATTGTATGCAACAATATGTTATTAACGGAACATGGACTTGGGGTTATGGTCCAATTGAAAAATGTAATTTATATATGATATGAAGATAATTCATTTAAGCCCAGGATTGATAGAAATACCACCAAAGGGTTGGGGGGCGATAGAAGAAGTTATATGGAATTATAAGTTAGAATTAGAGAAATTCGGACATACAGTAGAAATACATAATTATTTTGAATTTCTAAAACTGGTTGATAATGGGTATGAGTATGATATTTTACACATTCATGTCTCTGATCAATGTCATGAACTTATTGAAAGAGGATTAAAATATTTTTTCAATATTCACGATATACATTTATATACAAATTGGAAGATTAGTAAACAATATTTAGATTGTTTGAGAGCGGTCAAACATTCTATATTATCATTTTCACCATCTATGTTTTTAATTGAAAGAATGGACCAGGTTAAAAATAAGATAATTTATGTACCACATGGAGTGAATAAAGATACATATAAATCAAATTTAAATAAAGATAATTCAGAAATTAAATTGTTATGTATCGCTAAGAATGGAACAGCGGTATGGAAAGGATATGATAATAAAGGATTTATACACTCGGTGGAAATAGCTAAAAAATTAAATCTACCATTAACTATAGTTGGTGACAACACAGAATTTTTTAGTAAAAATGATTATGATTTTTCTTACGTTAATATTATTCAAAGAAATGTTTTTAAAGATGAACTTATAAATGAATTTTATGGAAAACACCATATACTATTACATATGTCAAAATTAGAAAGTGGTCAACCATGTTTAGTAATATTGGAGGCGTTATCATGTGAATTACCAGTTGTTTCAATGAGTATAGATAATTATGAAATTCCTGGTGTTGAATTTGTAAAAAATATTGATGATGGGGTAAAATCTGTTATTAAAATTATTGAAAATTATGATAAATATAAGGAAATGACAATTTTATCATCAGATAAGTACAGATGGAGAAATTCTGTTGGAATAATAAATATGCATTACAGTGAATCAATGAAAAAACATAATATAATAAAATTCGTACCAGCTGATGATAGAGGAATACCAGAAAGTGTTTTTAATATTTATGTTCAGAATGATTTGTTAAAAGTAAAACTTCTTGAGTCTGATAAATTTGAATATGATGTTTTATTTAAAGATTCTAATCAAAATGAACTTTATAGAAAATCACTAGTAAATAATACTTGGTGTGGCGTTTTTTTAAATAAAAATCATTATTTTATATCAATAAAAAGAAAAGATTGGGTAGTTGATTATGTTGTAGAATATAAAATATGATTTTTTTTTATTAGAAAGTTTTTTTATATTTATAAAAATAGATAGTTATGGAAAGATATTATATAATAAGTAGTTTACACAGAATGAATTTTCTGAAAAAATATGGATTTAGACCATTTAAATTGGATTTAAACGAAAAGAATAATATATTCTTTATTGTAGATAAATTAGATGGTCAAAAAGATTCGTTGTTTATATTATCAGAAGGTGTTAGATCATATTTCACATTTTTTTCATTAAATTATCTGAAAAATTCAGTATCAATTTTAATTGATCCCGTATTTTTCACTAAGAATGGTGGGTTAATAACACCACCATATGATATTTTATCCGCTGAGAAAAATACAAATAGAATGATTTTACTTAGTTCTAAAAAACCAATGACAGAAAAAACTGTTCCGTTACTCGAATTATGGGGTGAGAATTATAAAATAATTGATACAGATAAAATAACAGATGAACAATTGGAGGCTGAGTTGGATAAATATTTATATGATTATAAAATAAAACCAAAAGAAGAAGTCAATGTTGAAATAGATGAGAAAAAAAGGGATGAAGAGATTAAAGAATTTTTATCTGGATACAAAAAAACTAAAGATGATATTAGTTCGATATTAGGTGATAATCTACCAGAATTTATTTTAGATAAAACTAAAGGAGATAATTATAAAAAGATTAGTTTTAAATATGCTGATTACAAAGTAAAGAAAAAAAATGATGATGGATTATTTTCTATTTAAAAATCTTTCTATATTCTGACTAAGAACTGATTTTCCGTATATATCTTGTCTTTCATTATAACACCTAAATCCAATAGATTCGTTATAATATTTTAGAATTATATCATCTTTTAGTTTTAATCCAGATGATGATAATATATGATATAGGTATATTTCATCCATTTCTGTTATTCTTTTAATTGTATTATTAACAGTAGGATCTAAATTTTTTTCAACTAATTTATTTAATTTATCTTTTATCATTCCATTGATTTGAATATTATAGCACTTTGTTCTAACCACCCAAATTCTCTTTTAATTTCTTCTGGTGATCGTGATGTACTTATGTTGAATTTATAGTGATCATTATCAATTTTATCAAAACTATTTAGTTTTATACCATTTTGTTCTAACCATCCAAACTCATTATTGAAAGCGTCTGATATAGTTTTCTGACCAGATATCTCTAGTACTTGATTATCATCCACATAACATATAACAGTATATGTGTTATCTGTGTTTTCTTTTATATAATTTGAATATTGTTTCAACATGAGAATTATTTTTTTTATTATATATAAAATATTTATATTTAGATTATATATTAAATATATACATTAGAAAAATAATTAAGTTTATTTAATGAAGAGACTAGATATTGTCGGATTACCAAGTGGCCAAATTATAACCATTACGGATGACCAATTAAAAGAGTTGATAAAAAATATGGTGGTTTGGAAAATAACGCGATATCTAACAACCTCGTTAGATGATGGTGTATATTGTTTTAATGATGATGATGTGGAATTTATCACAAGAAAATTATCTATGATGTTATATGATCAAGCATTTAAAAAAGATTCATATGAGTCAGGAACATTTATGCGATATTTACAAAAAATATATCCAGACTCATCTAGTTGGAATAATATAATAACATTAACTTGTTCATCTCAGGATTTGAATAATTTAGAAGGAATAGAAAATCTTAAAAATTTAGAAGTGTTACATTGTGATCATAATAATATAGAAGAGTTAAATATAGGTGGTCTAAGTAAATTAAGAATTCTTTATTGTAATGGTAATAAATTAACTATGATTAAAGATATTTCTAGATTAAAAAATCTAACTATTTTATGGTACGAAGATAATGATTTCAATGAACATTATTTGAAATTTTTAGATAGATATTGTAAGATTAGAAAAATAAGAACTATACACAGAAAAAAGTAGACCCCTAATTATCTTATAGAACCTATTTTTTTATATATAGAATAAAAATAGATGATGAATCTTATCGGGCTTGATATTTCTGTTAATAGTACTGGATTATCAATATTTAAAGATGATAAATTAGAATTATATAATTTCACTACTATAAAAGATAGTTATATATGGGTTAAAAAGACCATAGAATATATCAATTTTGAATTTATCAATTATACTTATTCTGATAATGATGATTACAGTGAAAAAGAAATAATAAAACTTGTAGAATTCAATAAAATTTCTGATATTATTTTTGATAAAATTTGTGAGAATATTAATAAAGATGAAAAAACATACATATGTATTGAGGGATATAATTTTGGGTTTAAACAGAACACTAATAGTATAACAGATATCGTATGTATCTCTACTATTTTAAAATCTAAGTTATTAAATATTCCAAATTTAGAACAGATGTTAATTCTTTCACCAAAATCAATTAAATCATATGTTGCTGAAATGGTATATGGTACAACACAGACTATAAACAAAAGAGGGACAAAAAAAATCATTAATAAGAGTCCAGATGGTGTTAGTGGCGGAAATTTCTCTAAACACGACATGTTAAAAGCTATAATTGATTCGGATTATGATGATATTTTGACGAATATTGTAAAAAAAAATAAAGATGAAATATTAAAAATGAAGAACATTCCAAAACCGTTTGATGATATTTGTGATAGTTATTGGATAGTTAAAGTTCTTAGTAATATATTAAAATCTTCATAATTTTTATTTATAATAAAAATAAAATTATATCCTTGTTCTATACATGACTTTTGTTTTATCAAGTTCTTTTCAATATCTTTTTTGTAGATATAATCCGATTTTATTTCTATAATTAGATTAAATGGTTTATAAAAAAAATCAGAAAAGTAAATTTTTTCTTTGTTTTCAAATTTATATCGAATTGTTTTTCCCTTTTCAATGTTCAAATTCTGATATTTTTCTAAAAAATCTAATTCATAAGTTCCTTGATAAGTTAAGTTTTTAAATTTTTTTCGTAAAAATAATGATTTTTGTTTTTTTAAATTTATAATTTCATCCTGAGAAACATTATTAACCCCATATTTTATTAAACAAGTTTCTACACTTTTACATCTATTATTATAATTCTCATTTCCATATTTTTTGAATTTTGTATTTTTACCCTTTTTTCTAATATTTTTATTTTGTAATGGGTTTTCAACCCCATAATTTTTTAATGTTGTTTTGATTTTTTTATTTTTTATTTGTTCTGATTGAGATGGGTTCTTAACATTCCAATTTTTTAATGTTGTCTGTGTTTTTTTGTATTTGATTTTATCATTTTTCGAAACATTATCAACCCCATAATTTTTTCTAATCGTTTCTTTTGATTTTTCTTTAATTATTTTACTACATAATGGTGATTTCCCACCATATTTTTCCATCATTGTTTTAGATTGTTTTGATTTTATATCTGGATGTTGACTACTAACACACCCAAACCTCTCATTGAAAGTATTCATAAGTTTTCCAACTGAACATTTATGGCTACATGCATATAAAACAGTTCCCATTTTTGTGTTTTTAGTATATTTACAATATTTTAATTCTTTTTCATTACCACAAATATCACATTTAACTCTTATTATATAATTACTATTCGGCCTTAAATCTTCTATTTTAACATCAATTAAATTTTTATATTTATCATATCCCTTATTGATATAATAAGGTTTATTTTTAATCTTTATAGTTTTATTTATTATCATATAATAATATCATTTTTATTATTCCATTCTTTTTAAAATTTTTATGTATCAAGTGTTCAACATATCTTGATTTATTTTCAAAATTATTTTCTAGAAAATCAATTATATAAGGACTTAAACTAAATACTATTTTCTTTTTTGTTATTTCTTTTTTCATTTTGTTTGTATTTTACTTGTATATATAAAATTAAAAATATCATATTTTTCCAATTATTAAACAAAATACCTCATTATTAATATATAAAGATAAAACATAATGGCTAGACCAAAGATAAAAAACAAAAAAAGAAACATATCACTTTCAATAAATATTGAATTGGATGAAATTTTTGAAGATTTTGTTAAAGATAAAAAAATAACAAAATCTCAATATGTTGAATATTTAATTGAAAAGGAAATGGATAAAGAAACGAAAAAAGAATTTTAATATATAAAGAAAAAAAGTTTTACTATGAAACATTTAAGAGAATATCGCCATTTTAAAATTGACCCATCAAGGAATAATATTAAAGACCCAAATGAACCATTTTTCATTGAACCAAAGTATGATTATAAGCAAAAAAGGTTATTAGGAATAGAAAACAAAAAAGAATTAATAGAAATAGATATTCCAACAATAAATAATCTAATACAGAATATAGCAGTTGAATCTGCTGCAGGAACATACCAACTTAGTGAAAATCTTCTTACTGTTCTCAATAAAATAAGAAAATATGTTGAAAGTTATTATGAGGATGATCGTTCTGATATAAGTGAAAGTTATTTAGTATTTGAAGAATTATCAGACGATGATTTGAGAAAATTAACAAAACTTGGATTTGGTGTTTATATATATGATGATTCAAATGAATATAGTGAATATTTTGGTGATAAACACAGAATATCCTGGGAATGGAAATAAAAAATAAATAGAAAATGATTAAACTGTTTGAAAATTTTGAAAATGATTCAAGAAAAATATGGAATTCTATGAGTAAAGGAGAAAGAATAGATTTTATAATAACATATTTTCCGAGGATAAAAGAAGAAGATTATGAAGTAATATCAAATCAAGGATTTGGAACATTAGATTATTATTTAATGTTTGATAAAAGTGTAATATCAAAAAGATTAAAAGAATATAAAAAGGATTAAAAAGTTAGGTTAAAGAAATGATAATACAAGATTTAATTGAAATAACTGTTAATAGTACATCATTGAAATATTACAAGGATATTGGATATGATGCCGAGTTAAATAAAAAAACTATAGTTAGAACAGATGATTTATCAAAATCTTCTTGTTATGAGGTTATGGTAAAGTGTGATTATTGTGGAAATGAAAAAATGTTAAAATATTGTAAATATATTAAAAATATAAAACATCATAATATATATTGTTGTAGTAATAAATGTGCTTATCAATTGAAAAATAAAAAAACTAATGTAGAGAAGTATGGAGTTGATAGTTTTTCTAAAACAGATGACTATAAGTTGAAATTTAAAAAAATGAGTTTAAAAAATTATGGATTTGATAACCCATCAAAGAATTTTAATATAAGAAAGAAGATATCTGAGAATAAATTTGATTTTTGGAAAAATAAATTAAAAGAAGAATACAATGTTATATCTATAAATAATCATAATTATGAAATGAAATGTGATTGTGGTAAAGATCATAATTTTTTTATTGATAGAGATGTTTTACATAATAGAAAACAATTGAAAACTATTTTGTGTACAATTTGCCATCCTATTAAATCATATTTTAATTCTGGAATGGAGATTAATGTTAGGAATTATATTTGTGATAATTATTATAATGAAATATTATTTAATAGCCGATTATTAGGAAAAGAGTTAGATATTTATGTTCCTAAATTAAAACTTGCGTTTGAATTTAATGGAGTTTACTGGCACAATGAAATGAATAAACCAAATAATTACCATCAGGAAAAAACTGAACTGTGTGAAAAAAATAATATTCAATTAATACATATTTATGAAGATGACTGGTTGTATAAAAATGATATTGTTAAATCAATGATATTAAGCAAATTAGGGAAGACAGAAAATAAAATAGAATCAAATAAATGTGAAATTCGTGAAATAACCGATAATAAATTAGTTAGAGAATTTTTAGAAAAAAATCATATTCAAGGATTTATTGGTTCAAGTGTGAAAATTGGTCATTTTCATAAAAATGAGTTATTAAGTCTAATGACTTTTGGAAAAAGACGAAAAAAGAATACGGAAGATGAGTATGAGTTATTGAGATTTTGTAATCGGTTGAATACTAATGTGATAGATTCTAGGGATAAATTGTTTAAATATTTTGTGAAAAATTATTCACCAAAAATGATAATAACATATTCGGATAGATCATGGGATACAGGGGATCTATACAGAAAATTAGGATTTGAATTTATAGGAAAGACACAACCAAATTATTACTATGTTATAGATAGAATAAAACATCATAGATTTAATTATAGAAAAGATAAATTAATAAAAGAAGGTTTTGATAAAAATAAATCAGAACACGAGATTATGTTGGGTAGAGGAATTTATAGAATATATGATAGTGGGAATTTAAAATTTGAATATATAGATTAATGAATAGTGATGAAAGAAAATATTATAAGTGGTTATTAAAAAATCATCCACTAGATTTGGATGGAACTTTATATGAACATAAAAAATTCAAGGAAGATAAACATATCCCAAAAAATAAAAGGAGATATAATAGTAAGGGCAACACACTTAATGAAGCTGTAGAACAAACTAGTGATTTAGTTAATGGTTTTCCTGTGAATAAAAAAATAAAGTTTGACCAAGGATTAATGGTAAAAGCGATCCAGAATGGGTTAGTAATTCTAATTAGTTACGCTGGTGATAAAGATAATTGGAAAGGTGGGAGAGAAAGAGTTATATATCCAATGGTTTTAGGTATAAATAAAAACACTGGTAATATGTTGGTTCGTGGGTGGCATTTATCTGGTTGGTCTGTTTCCAAAAAGAGAGATGTTAAAAAAGAATGGAGATTATTTAAGATAGAAAATATAAAATCCATGATGTTTACTGGAGACTTTTATCGTCTTCCACCAAAGGGATATAAAATGAACGACCGTGTGATGACAGAAAGAATTATTAAAGCGGCAGATTTTAATGAAATTCGTATGAATCAAGAAAAATTAGTAAAAGCGGGACAAATTCAAACTGTTGAAAAAGAGACAGTTGGTGGAGATAAACCAGGTGTTGTCGCTAAAGTAGATGTTCATAGAACAGATACAGTACTTAATCTTTCCAATCCATACGAAAATGAGAATGTTACACCATACAAAATGGCTAATAAAATAGGAGATTTGAAATTAACATTCTTAAAAAGTATAAATAAACAAGAATATGTAGCGATTATCGGAGCGTTAGGAACATTGAATAGAACTGTGAAACTTTTTGAAGATAAAGAATTCATAGGTAACTATAAAGTTATGAAAAATTCAAAAGGTAGAGAAATAAACAATATTAGAAATATTCAGGGAGCTACCGAATTCCAACTATATACATTTAATAAGGTAATAGAGAAATAAAAAATAATTTCATTAAAAGTGTTTTTCAAAATTAATCAAAAACCAAAAAATATAAAATTAAGTAAACTATGTCTTTCTGGTAGATTTTCAGAATGTATTAATAATTTAAATACGGTAATTTCTAATGAATTATTAGACTTATCAGAAGATAAAGAAATATGTTATGTTGATATATCTGATAAAACTGGATTTGTTAAAATTCTTCCGACATCAAAATATTTTCTAGTATTAGAAAAATATATGAAATGGAAAAAATTAGATGAATCATGGTTAGAAAGTATGAAATATGATTTTAAGAGTTTTGATTATGATGAGGATTTTAATAAAATAGAACCAAATTTTCAACATATGAGAGTTGGTAGATTCATAAATAAAGTTTTTGGTGATAGTGTTTTAGAATATGATGTTGAAACATTTGTTTTGAGGTATAAGATGTATCAAACTAAAACTTCATCCGTTTTTTCATAATGACTATAATTATTTGTGTCTAATTATGTTGTCATTGTCATCAAAATCTGGAAAATCATTAGAAGTTAAGTCCATCCATGTTTTCTTTTTCTTTTTTGGTTTGTATTTTGGTTTAATTTCATTATCAATTTCTTCCCATCCTTCATCATCGAATGTATCAATAAATTCTTCAAATAATTTTATGTGTTTCATAGTTAAATTTTATTTTTATCAGACTTTTTCAAACCAATAGTTAAAGAAATAATAATCATTTCCAGTTATTGAATAATATTTTTCTTTATATTTTAATTTAATATATGGATTACCATCTTTATTTACTTCAGATTTTATTAATTCAACGATAGCGTTCATTTTTATTTTTTCAACTTCACCCATCTCATTTTTAACTTCAACTTCTTTTAATGTTTTATATAACCCTTCATCAACATCAAACCAATCACAAAGAATTTTATAGAAGTAATTACTTAATTTTAATTTATATTCCTCATCCATATATGTGAATCTTTGATCTCCCCATAATTCTGTTTGTAATTTAGGTTTGTCAATCCAATTAAAGTTTTTAAATACACCAAAGAATTCCTCATCTTCTAGATTAAATGAGATAAAAATATCTAATTTTAGAAAATTATTTCTGAACATTCTAAGTATTTTGAAATCAGAGAAATTATCAAGATCTTCTAAGAATTTATCATTCTTATATTGTTTCATCATATCACGATCCGATCCCGCCATCGCGTGTTTAGAAATCTGGCCCATTCTCGCGATTGCACCACCAAGACGAGCGTAATAATCAACATATGGACCATCAGAATTACCATAGACCGATAAACCCGCATCGCTTGCAAATCCATAGCCAGGGCCTAGTGGGTTTTGTGAATCAATACCCATTTGATATTGATTGAATTCAGAATATTCAAGAATTAATTTTATTCCACTATATTTTAAATTTTTCACTTAGATAATTTGTTAATTTTTCTTTAATATCTTCGTTATATTTTATTCTTAATAAATTAATATTATTTTTCTTACAATATATATTCTTTATTTTATCTCGTTTTTTTCTTAACTTTAATTTATCTTCGTTCTTCTCGTGTATGAATTTCATAAAATGTTGTTCACCATCATATTCTATACATAGATTGTATTTAGGTAAATAAAAATCAAATTTTAATAATGATTGGTATTTACAATCTTTAAATGTCTTTTGATTAGAATATTTTATATTCATATCATTTAATATAAATGATAATTGCCTTTCTCCTTTAGATTCACAACATTTTGGACACCCAGCACCCTTTGCATGAATTTTTGGCATTTGATTAAATATACCATGAGTTGGACACATAATCTTTATTTTTTTTCTATTATTTTTATAATTAATCATAGAATAATCATATTTATCACCATGTATTTCTTTTGCATTTTTAAGAAAATTATTTTTGTAACTATCTTTAAGACATTCTGGGCATCCTAATTCTTTGTTTAAATGATTAAGTGGTAATTGTTCAAATACACTATGAATCGGACATACAATTTTAACTTTTGTTCTATTATTCTTGTATTCAACTAATGAATAATCATATTTATCATTATGAATATTTTTAGATTTTGATATGAAAGATTTATTAGATTTTTCATAGAAACTACATTCTGGACATCCTTGTTTTTTTATTATATGATTATATGGTGCCTGTTCAAAAATACCATGTTTTAGACAAATTATTTTTACTTTTGTTTTGTTGTTTTTATAATCAACTAATGAATAATCATATTTATCATTATGAATATTTTTAGATTTTTTCGCAAATGTGTTATTGGTGTATTTTTTGTTATTAGTACATGAAGAACAACCAAATCCTTTTAAATGATTAAGTGGTAATTGTTCAAATACACTATGAATCGGACATACAATTTTAACTTTTGTTCTATTATTCTTGTATTCAACTAATGAATAATCATATTTGTTATTATGTATTTTGTAAGCTTTATTAATGAATTCCAATTTGAATGACATATTTTTTATATATATAAAAAAATAAAAATCAATTATGGCTAGATTAAAAAAAACAGAGTTAATAGATGAACTTAATAAACTAGGTATTTCGTTCACCGATGGTATGACTTATAATGACCTACAGAAGTTGTATTCAAAATCTATGGAAGCTAAAGAAGTGTATGATACAATGATAAGTGATGTTGATGAAGTTATAGAACAACATATTAAAAAGGAAGAACCTATCATTGAACTAGTTATAAAGGAAGTATATACATATATACCAAAGGAGAATGAAAAATTAGTTATGGATAAACCATCACAACCATTAATAAAAACAGATAAAGGTATTTATGAATCTTTTATAAATAATAGATTACCATTTGTTATAAAATATAAAAATAATACCGTATTTGATAGTTCAAGTTATCCAATAACTCAATTGAAAGCGTACGATACATTCTATGAAGTATATGGTTTGAGATATTCTTATCAAGGATCAAGTATTATAAAAAAATAATAAAAAAGTCCTGAATTTCAGGACTTTTCTTTTTTAGTTCATAGACACATTTTTAAATAAATCCTTTTTAGCTTCAACTTCAACAATTTCATTCAATAGAGTTTTAACAGTTTTGAAAATGAAATCATTTTTGGATAATTTGTTTTCCAAAATCAAATGAGCGTCTTCGGGTTTCATAAGACCAATTAGTTGGTCGTCAAATCCTTTAGATTTCAAATCAACTTTCATTTTCTTTGTGATGAATAATGGAATACCTTTCATTTTTTTATTGTAGTACAAAGATACGAAAATTTTTCGTATTATAAAAATATTTCACTTTCTTTTTTTTATATATATAAAAAAATAATATTCTCACATGAGCAAAGTTGTTAGGTTTAGTGAATTCAAAAAATTAAACGAACTATCAAACTATAATCAATACGGAAATACTACTGGTTTTGCGAATTCGTTGACTGGGAGAGGAATTATGAGTTTGGTAAAATGGTTTAGAAAAGGTGTTAATCTTTTTAGACTAGAATATTTTAGAAGAAGATTAGAAAACGAGATAGTCGCTGGTATCTTGAGGGATTATTCTAACGCGTTAGAAGATTTTGAAGGACAAGAAGAAAAAGGACAAGAAGAACCAAAATCACAAGAAGAAAAGAAAATTATTGTTGATTATCAGTGTCCTAAACTATTCCAAGAGATGGACAGACCATTGTGGGATGAATATTATGAACATATGAAAATTATTGGTATGGGTAAAAATTATGGAGTTGAAGTTCCAAGTGATGATATATTGATGAAATTACCAGTTGAATGTGAGAATTTAATAAAATTACAAAATAAATATACATCTGAATTAGATGACGGCCGAGTACAACTTAGAACTATGAGACAAACATACGATAGTAAATCCTCTGGTGGAGTTAGTGGTGAAGAAGAATTAAAAAAAGCTAAAAATAGTTTAGATTTATGGGAATGTATAGTTGGTATAGCAAATAATATGTTAAAAACAATTGAACGACTTATTGTTATAAAAAAATGCACTGATGAAGGTAATATGAAAGAATTACCACCACATAATATTAAGCAAATAACAGCTGGTAGTAATATAGTTAAATATGATTATAAAGGAAAAGAAATTATGGTCATAAAAACTAAGGATGGACAGTTAGTGACTGTTGATGAAAAAGGACAAATAGTAAAGTTTAATAAAGATAATGTTCCCGAGGTTATAAATCCAGATATCGTTACCTCACAAGAGAGTATAATCGGGTTATTTTCTATTTATATGAATGATCCTAGTAAGATTGAAAATAATACAAAAATTGTTGTTAATTTAGTAAATAAATTGGATTTAACCGATTCTGGAATTGGTGAAATTATAACAAATTTATATAAAATATCAAAAAGTTCTGGTGTATTAGAAAAATATCCAGAATTTGGTAAGTTCTTAAAAGACAAATTACTAAAAATCAGAGGTGCACAAACAGTAAATGTAAATGATTCATTCAGAGTATCATACGATGATTTTCTAAATGAAATGGGTATGACATCAACAAAACCAACCACTGGTGTTCTAGATAAATTATCTGGATATAGAAAAATATTTGGTGAAAAAGATTTGAATTGGGATTTACTAGGTTCAAAGGATATGGATGATGTTGTCAATTATTATATGGATAAAACAAAAGGTAAAGAAAGAAGAGAAAGTGCGACAAATATGGTAAATCTAAACGCGATTGCCGCGATAGCGAACTCAGTAGAAGGTATAATATATAACATAGAACCAAATCCATCAACTAAATTAACACCAGGTACTGGTGGTGGAATAACTGGAAATGAAACCGCGTTAGCGAGAAAATGGAGAAAAATGGTAAACAACACACTCGCGAGATTTAAATATTTTGTAAATACAGATAAGGTTGATCCACTTAGAATGGATGTTAAAGCTGGTGGTAAAGAAGTTAAAAAATATGCAGATAAAATGTCAGGTGAGGTTGATGATACTATAAATATTGTTAAATGTATTGAAAATAATAAGGGAAGACTGATTAAAAATGTCAAAGTTTCAGATAATAATAATGATTTAAAAAATTATTTGATGTATGTTTTTTGTCATGAAGGTAAGACCTTAATTATGAGATTGGTCTCACATAATGATGGTAAACCAATATTTAAAATAATGAATGAAATAATGGATACTGAAGATCCTAAAAAAGTAGTTAAAGGAGAATTAGACGATAAAGGAAATTATAAAGCTTTTTATTGTTATTTTCCTCGTTTAATAACAGCTAGTAACACAGATAAGAAAAAATTAACAAAGATAAAGTTATATGTTGGTGGTGATAATCCTAGATTTTTGAAGGATATGGATATGCACTATTACACATATATTTTTCTTAAGGTTGACATTGATGAAACTGAAATGTTTAAAAAATCATTAGATTTCAAAACAGTTAATGTAAATGGAAAAGATGTATTATCAGATGAAATAATTAAATTAATAACTCCAAAAAAATAAGAAAATTATGAAACATTTAAAATTATTTGAAGAACTTATAGATCCATTTGCTGATGAACAATGGGAAGAAGAAGAATATGGACAAGAAATGATAGATATATTTAAGAATTTTCTTGAGAATGATGATTCTGAAATATCAAAAGAATTATTAAATAATGGTGCTTATGAAGATTTAGATCCTAATAGGCCAATAAAAATTGGTCGATTTATTGATAGATATTTAGGTAGGCGCAGAGACATAGAACATATGGAATCCGTGTTAACATTTTTTAATAGATTTAAACAATATATAATTAAGAACAAGGTTAAATCTTCTAATTTTCCACATATTGATTATCATAGAATTCCATAAATAGATTTTCGGATTTTTAATAAAAAATAAAATAATTATGAAAAAAATATTAAAATTTAACGACTTTATCATAGAACAAAATGACCCATCTTCTAAAGAAGAAGAGGAAATAAAACAATTAGATGATGATATTAACAAAACCAAACTGGAATTGAAGAAGAAGGAATTGGAAATATTAAGAAATAGACAGAAGAATCAGTCTGAAGTAGAGAAACAAGATAAAGCACAACAAAACAAATAATTAATTTGTGAAATACATACAGAGATTTAATGAAAGTATAAAAATAGGTGCAAAAGAATACAAAAAGCAATTAACAGAGGAAGATTTTCTTTATTTATTCAATAAAAATTGTAATAACTTTAATATAAACGATAGAGCACTTATAAGAGGTGATAAGAAATTATTCGGTGATTTTTATTATTTAAATGGTAAAAATAGAAGTGTTGATTATAAGTGGATGATGAATTGTCCAATTCATTTAGAATTTATGAGAAGTAAACTCTGGGAAAATTTGCCACAAAAGGATAAATCAACAGATTTTGGATTAGATGGAAACACACAAATTTCTAGTGGGTTTTATGGTACTGTTTATAGAGTGATACCATATGATAACGCTACATTTGTTATGAGTGATAAATTAGTTGGTAACTATAACACCATATTAAACAAAGACTTATCAGTACAATTTTTATCTAATGTTAATAATGTTCTAAAAGAATTCAATGACTATTTCAATGAAGTTACTTATGATATGAAAAAATTAGTTAGTAACTTAAATAAATTATTCAAAGATAAAAACAATGTTACTGAGTTTGTTAAAAATAAAACAAACAATTCTGATATAATATTAAAAATTTATGATATAATACATAAAAAGAATATTGATTTTAAAGAATATATGGAAAACGCGTATAGTCCAAAATCATACACAGTATTAAATTATAAAGAGGTTTTGAATAGTACACTCCCATTTGGATGGACAGATAAACCAGTTTTACTTATAAAGAGTTACCTATCAAATGATTTTTTTAGAGAGAACCTTTCTTAATATATAAAATAAAATATATTGATTCTTAATGGCTACGATAGACCAAAAATTTGTAGAAAAACTAGAACTATTCACCAATTCATTAGAACAAATAACAGAACTTCTTAAAGAACAAACTAAGAAGGATAATACTGATGTTGTTAATAAACTTCTAAAGAATATGGACGAAGATAGAATGTCTGTTGTTATAGAAGAATTAAAAGCGGTTAGAACCGATCTTAAAGAAATAAAAACAGATACAAAATCAATCAAATCATCAATAGATGAATTAAAGAAAGAAAAAGAAAGAAATAATTTATTCAATAGAATACAAGATCCAGAGAATAAAGATAAAATTGTTGATGGTATAAAAGTTATTGGTTTAATCGCTGGTGGTGTTCTCGCGATTGGATTAGCGTTTAAAATAGTTGGTGAAGTAGATTATTTATCAGTACTATCATTAAGTGCTGGTATGGTTGCGACTGGATATGCGTTTACAATGATTTCAAAAAATCTGAAAGAACAGAAATTATCTTTAAAAGATATTTTTTTGACCGCGTCTGTTCTTCCTATAATGGCTGCTGGGTTGGTGATATCTAGTGCTATATTTAGTAGAGGATTATTCACTTTAACCAAAGAACAAGGATTTACATTAGTTGTTATATCAGCGACGATGGGGATGGCGATGTATCTAATGACTAAAGCTATTACAGATACAAAGAAAGTATCAGAAGGAAAAATAGAAACTAATTTATCTAGTTATATGATGTTACCAGTTATTTTACCATTGATAGCGAGTGGAATTTTAATATCTGGATGGATTCTAAGTGCTGTACCAACAATAGCACCATCAAAATTATTATCTATTGGTGTAATAACATTAATCGCTGGTGTGTCATTGTGGTTAATGACAAAAGCGTTATCAAAAACAAAAAAAGAAGGTGATGGAAAAGATTTAAAATCTAATTTTCAAAATTATTTGGCGTTACCTGTTATTTTACCATTAATAGCTAGTGGATTGGTAGCAGCTAGTATAATATATCTTATGATGAAAACTATGAGTAAAGATGAAGCTATAGATCTATTATTGACTAGTGCTGCTATAGGTGCTTCAATGTTAGTAATGATACCGACGATATACTTGTTGAGTAAAACTGGATTAAAACCAGGGGATACAGCTAAAATGACACTAATCTTACCACTTATAGCTGGTGGAATAGCTGTGTCATCATGGATATTATCAGAAGGAATATATGATGAAAGTAAAGTACCTTCATATAAATGGTCATTAATGACTGGATTATCATTCATCGTATTTGGTGGATCAATGTTCTTATTAGGAAAATTTTTAAAGCAACAAGAGATTATAATAGGTGGATTAGCGGTACTAGGTGTAGCGTTTGTGATGATGGTAGCGTCAAAAATAATAAATGATGGATCATATAAATCTTTTCCATCATATGATTGGTCGTTAGGAGTTGGATTATCGTTCCTTGTATTTGGTGGTAGTATGGCGGCGTTGGGTTGGTTATCTATGATTGGTGGTGGTTTAGGGATGGTCGCGTTACTCGCTGGTGGATTAGCGACAATCGGTATGAGTTATGTTATGGTTGAAGTGGATAGAGTAATAAGTGGTGGTTCTTATAAGAAGTTCCCATCATATGATTGGTCAAAAGGTGTTGGATTATCATTTCTTGTATTTGGTGGTAGTATGGCGGCGTTAGGTGGGTTAATAATAACTGGAATTGGTGCGGTCGCACTTCTAGCTGGCGCCGCTGCGGTTTGGGGGTTAGGTGAATTAATGGTTGAAGTTGATGATATATTGAGTGGTGGTAAGTGGAAAAAAGATTCTTACCCATCAGAAGAGTGGGCTAAAGGAGTTGGAACATCATTGGTTCTTTTCGCGGAAGCGGCGGGATCGTCTAGTATATGGGATAAAGTAACAGATTGGATATTTGGATCAAACAAAGATACGATGGTTGGGTTAGCTACTGAAATGATAAAGGTCGCGGAAACATTAGGAAGTAGTACAATATGGGATAAGAATCTTAAACATCCATCTGAAAAATGGGCTAAGGGAGTTGGAATATCAATGATGTATTTCGCTCAGATTTTTGAAATACTTGATAAAGTTGATATAGACTCTGATGAATTTGGAGAAGAATCTGTTAATTTAATAAAAGGTATAGAACAAGTCGCTGTTTATTTAAACGATAGTAAGATAAAATGGGATAACATCAGTACAATGCAAAAATTACCAGTCTGGGGAGATAATGTATCAAAAGGTATTTCATCATTTGTTAAGGTTCTTGACGAAATTGATGAAGCGAGTTATGGAAAGAATGATATAAATATATTTGAATTAACGTTAGATTCAATTGTTAGTGCTTCCACTAAATTGAAAGGTGTATCAATTGGATCTATAAATGTTAGTGATGTATCAAAAGGTATATCAGAGTTCATCAAGTTACTAGATGAACTTGATGAAGCGAGTTATGGTAGAAATGATATAAATATATTTGAATTAACGTTAGATTCAATCGCTAGTGCTTCTAAAAAATTGAAAGGAGTAAAATTTGATTCAATAGAAGGATTTACAAAGAGTATTAAAGATTTATTTGAATTCACTAGTAATCAGAGTTTAACAAAAGGAATTAGTATAGATGAAATAATATCAAATTTTTCAAAACTCGGAGATATTAATACTTCTGGAATAGATAATTTATCATATTCATTGAAGAGTGTTAAAGATGTTTTAGATAATATTGACACTGTTGGATTACAGAAATTAACAAGTTTTACAAATGATATGTTAGTATTATCATTAATTGATGAATCTAAGTTAGAAAACTTTATAGAAACTATTGATGATAAGAAATCAGAATTAATAGAAATATTATCTTTAGGTAGAATGGGTGAAAATGTAGGTGGAAATTTTGAAACAACAGTTGTATCTAGACAAATAATTCAAAAAGATACAGAAGAAAAGAAACAAGAAGAAGAAAGATTTAGATCCTTAATGAGTAGATTAGAAATTATGACAAGCATATTCCAAAGTATGTTAGAAGTTAAACGGATGGATAATCCAGAAGGCCTTAATTTTACAGAATCAACAAGAAGTAATTTCAACTTCGTCTAAAAAAAATTAAACATTTACATTTTTCTTTATATAATTTAAAAAAGCTAATTATGATTAGTGGTATTATAAATTTCGTTAAGTATAGAAGACTAATAGAAAAAAATAAAGAAGAATTATCAAGAGAGTTTGGTGTAAAAATTGATAATTTATATCGTCTAGGAACAATAGTAAGTATTTCTTCTCAAAAATTAGAGTTAATGAGAAACTATAAAAATTCTGAATTAGATATTCATAAAGAATTAGATGTAGAAGTTAGACGAATAATATCTAAGATGGATCGTTATTTTATGCAGAAAAATTTAATAGAATACATTGGATTATATGATGTTCAACGAGTTGGAGAAAATTTAGTAACACTTGTTATGTCGTATAGATTATTGGGTATTGTTAAATTCGCTAAACGAATAAGAATAGTACAAGTAATATCAATACTTAGTTTATTTTGTGGGTTTTTTGGATTGATGTATATGATACCAGGTGCTTCAATATTCTTACTGATGGTAATACTTAATTCTATACTATTTAAAAAACTTTTTATATAAATAAGATATAAACAAAAAATAATAAAAATTATGGCGAAAGAAGACTTTAAAAAATTATCGGATGATATTAAAGATCATTTTCTAAGTATAGAAAAGGAATTTAATCTTCCAATGGATATAACATTTCATTATCTATCAAATACAAAACAAAAACAATTAATAAAATTTGTTAAGATTCCAGATCAATACTCATGTGAAATATCACTGAATTCAGATATATTGGTGATTTTTAATGAAGAATACTTTGATAATTTTGATGAAAAATCAAAAAAGATATTGATTGAAAAAGAATTAGATAGAATTGAATTTAACTTTGAAAAAGGTACAATAAGATTAATAAATCCAAAGATAAATGTAAATAGTGGGTTTGTAGCGAAACATACCTGGGAATCTGTTGATAATGCGATTAAATTAGAAGAAGAATTTGAAAAACAAAGAAAAGAAAAAAATAAAGAATAATTATGACATTTTCAGAATATATTATACAACAAAGAAGTTTGAATTTTTATTTTATATCTATTTATGATATGAATAGACTTGGTTGTAATATGACTATTGAAGAATGGTTTTCGGATCTTTATTATGATTATAATATTCTTTTTCCACGAAATTAAAAAATTAATAAGATAATTATGACAGATTTAGAAATCTTTAACAATTTCAAATATCTTTTAGAATGTTAATAAAAAAAAATAAAAATTATGGAAATAAATAAAGAAGATTTACAAGATTTTGTCATTAGTGACGAACAAACAAATCTAGAAGATAATTTTGGTGACCTACAAGTAACAACTATCGGTGTAGTTGATCAATTTGATTTTACTAGTGAAGATGAGTTTAATGTGGAAGAATCATTTGAATATGTTAAACACACAAAAAAACCATCAGAGACTAAGGAACTAGCTAAAAACCGAGAAGCAGATAATATAATCAAAGAAACAGCGTCTAAATATATTGATCAATCATATGTTGAAGCTATGAATAAAGAGTACGATAATTTAAGAGCGTTGTTAAAAAGATATGATGTCAATAGTGAATTAGTTAAGAATATGGTAGAAGAAGATAAGGATAAGATTTATGGTATCGCGGAATATTTGTTTAATAATTTTCAATCAAGATTAAACGATATGAGTTTTTCTTTTGATTTGACTCGTGGTGAGTGGAAATTTTTATTCAATTCATTATTTCACAAAATTGAGTATGATCAAAATGAGGTATTTCAGGTAAACGAATTGAGAGAAAAATATCTTGATAATGTTATAGAGACAGTAAAATCATTAGATAAATCAATGGAAGATATTCCAACAGTTGTTGGTGTTGATTATCTAATTATTTTATATCACATAATTTCTAAGTATAAAGTTAAAGGAATCAGTTCCGAGTATTACGCGTATATTGGATTGTTAAAAAAAATCGCGGAAAGAATAAAACTTTATAACGCGTACAATGTTTGGATTCAAAGACTCAGTTCAGACTTTCAACTATGGGGTGGTGGTTTGAGTGTGGATGAAGAAATTCTTAATGGCAGTGGTATGTCAGAAGTTCAGGAAACTCAAGAAGATTAAAATAATCTTGGATTTTATCCACAAAAGCAATTTATGAAAATAAAATTAGATTATGAAGATTAAAGTAGTAAATAAATCAAATAATGAAATACCAAAATACGCTGAACCTTTTTCAGCTGGTGTGGATTTAAGAGCAAATATAGATAGACCGATGATATTAGAACAATCGGAATTTTTTACAATTCCAACTGGAATTTATATTGAATTACCTAAAGGTACTTTTGGTATGGTGACACCTAGAAGTGGATTGGCTTCTAAATTTGGTATTTCAATTGTTAATTCACCTGGTATTATAGATAGTTCATATCGCGGAGAATTAAAGATTATATTAATTAATCATGGAAAAGAACCATTTATGATAAATAATGGTGATAGAATCGCACAATTAATATTGATGAATTATCAAAAGATTAATTTTGAAATAGTCGATAAACTTTCTGAAACTGAACGTGGTATCGGTGGTTTTAATTCAACAGGTGTTAAATAATTGTAAAAAATAAATTTTTAAAAATATGACTAGATTGGAATTTTTATATAAAGAATTGGGTTCATTAGTAGATGATATATCAGAATTAGCTGGAACCGAATTTGAAGAGGTAGAAGAAGCGTTGGATTGGTTGAAAGAAGATGGAACAGATGATTCACTAGACTTTCTAGATAAACTAGAATCTGTAATAGATGAAATAGATGAAATAGAAAGTGAATCAGATGTTGATGAATTTTTTGATGATGAAGATTATTAAAAAATAATTAGAAACAAAAAAATCGGAGTAATTTCCGATTTTTTTTATAAAAAATATCTGTAAACTTTTTCAGTATGTTTACAAGTATTATCCTTTCTGAATTTTAGACATTCACAACTTAGTATATAATCTTCGTGTAATGTTAATTTTGTCGTATTTTCTTTATCTTTTATTAAAAATGTTTTTTTATCTCTGTTTATAGACATCTGATTTGTTCTAATCCAAACACTCATTAATTTACCTAACGTTATACTTTCATCTAATAATTGATACATTATGTAATCAATAACAACAAATCTATTACCACCATTGGTTCTTGTTATTACTGGTTTTGAGTGAATTATATTTGGTATTTTTGTTAATATATCCATTATTCAAAAGTATTTGTATATACTTTAGTTATAAAATTTATTCCATTACTGTTTAATTCCCTAGTTCCTATACCAGCGAAATTTGGTGTTAGTTTTGGAATATATGATATTTCTTTAAACCCATCATCTTCATATTTGAATAACATATCTTTATCTTGGTCAAAAACAAAAATAGGATTTTCTGTGAATGTTTTAGCCAGTTCTACAGAATACCCCGTACCACCATCAACGACTTCTATTTTGGATTTATTCTCATACCTATTGCCCTTTTCACCTGGTTTTATAATATTACCAATCGCGAAAATAGATTCAGAATTTTTAACCTGAAACCAATTTCTAGAAAGAAGTTTACGAACATACCTAGAAGACCCAAATAATTGCCTACTCATATTATTAGAAACTACTAATACTTTCTCCCATCCTTCCATTAGTTCATCATCAGATAGAATCTTTCTACTTGGAGATAAACATCTATGATCATCAAATGAATAAGCGATAGTGTCAACACCATATTGTTTTCCTGTGGTTTCCCACGCGATATCCGATCCGCGAGCTCCACCACTATGATTTATATATTTCATAATTATTTTTTTTTTCAAAATTATCAATTTGTTCTTGAAGTATTTTTTTCTGTAGTTTTTCCATTTCTTTTAATGTATTATACAGATTTTCAAAATCAAAAGTATAACAATCATCTAAAAATTTTATCTGGTATTTAATGTCCTCAGATAAAAGTTCGTATCTTTCAAATATTTCTTCCATTTTTTTTGTAAATATAAGTTATAAAATTTCAATTAACAACTTTTCTTAAGAAGTTTTTTCAATTTTTTAGAAAAATCCCTTGATTTCTTTTTCAAATCCTTTTCATCACTATTATTATCTATAATGATATCATATTCATAATTTTCAACATTCATATCAGAATCGTTATTTGGAATAAACTCAACTTCTTTTTTTACGAGTAATGTTAGACATAAATTTCCATAAAATTTCTTTAGTTTATCTATTTCTTGTGGTTCTCGTATATGAACAAAGTAAACATTAATTCTAGTGTCTTTATTATTTTTTACACAATAATCAGTATCTACTTTTATTTTATCTATAATATCATTAAATGGCCCATCATTATATTCACTCCAAATCCTTTTCAAGTCGGATAGAAACTTTCTAGACCTCTCTTCTTTTTTTCCATCCCATCCAAAACACAATTCCGCGACACTTTTTACCTTATCAACTGATGATAAGTTTTTTACTCTAAAATCAGAAACTTCTTTTACATAACTTACAAATTTGTCTTTTCCAACTTGGGAAGTTCCATTAACTATTACAATTATCATTTATCATAAATTATTTTTTCAACAGGTACAGAATATTCGTACCATAGTTTATCGTTAGTTACACCTATTTTAGCGTTACAATCCTCACATTTTATAAATGTTTTATTTCTCTTAAGATTCTGTTTGTTACAAACAGGGCATTTTTTAATATCATCTAATTCCATTATATTATATTATTTTTTTCACCAATCTTCATCTTCATCTTCATCAAATTCTCCTTCAATAATGAATTTACCATTTTTTAATTTTTCAGTTACTTTAACATCAAGTTCTCTTTCAACACATTCAATGAAATCTTCTTCTTCATAATTGACGATACCATTATATCCGTTGATATACATATCAACAATGAAATCTATATCAAACATATCCTCAATAGAATCAGAATTCAAATATTTTTCTTCAATCATTTCAATGATTTCTTCTTTTGTTTTTTTCATCTTTTTTATTTTTTATGTGGATTTATAATTACCCATAATCTTTTATTTTCTAATTTTGGTAATTGTTCAATTTTACCAAGTTCAGTTAATTCTTTGACAAATTTAAGTAATAACACTTGTCCTTGATCAACAAATTTAATTTCCCTACCACTAAACATAACATATGCTTTCACCTTATCTCCATCCCCTAAGAATTTCTTAGCGTGATTGAGTTTGAAATTAAAGTCATGGTCACCAGTGTTATAAGTAAATCTAACCTCTTTGGTTTTCATAACAGATTTTCTTTGATTTTTTTCCATTTCTTTTTCTTTCTGTTTCTTTTCATAAAGAAATTTTCCAAAGTCAGTAACTTTACATACTGGTGGATTTGATGTTGAAACTATTTCAACTAAATCTAAATTTTTATCAGCAGCGATTTGTAACGCTTCCGAAATGTTAACTACTCTACTTTCAATGCCATCACCAACAATTCTAACTTTTGGTGATCTGATTTTTTCATTTACTTTGATGTAGCTGTCTTTTTTATTCATACTGTTTTTATATTTTATTTTTTGTTAAATGTTTATATTAATGTTAATAATTTTGGATTTGTTAGTATTACACTACCAATTCCAATATTTTTACATCCTATATCTTCTAATCTTTTTATGTCATCCAATTCAACCCATGATGAACCAGATACATTGAATTCATTGTGTTTTTTAATAAATTCCCAATTATATCTTTGAGCTAATTTTCCAGATACCCCACCACCAAACATATTTACAGAATTAAGATGAATTTCTTTTATTCTATTCATATCATAAATGTTTGGATTCTGATTGTAACTCAATTTCAAATATAAATAATGTTTTGTTTTTGGTATAATTTTATTTCGTGGATTTTTTACATTTGGACACGAAAAATTTAATTCTATACCTTTTATATCAAAACCATCAATCAAATTACACATTTCTTGGATTTCTTCGTCAGTACCATGTATTGATACTATCATATCCTTAGTATTTTCTACCTTTGGATAATAATTATCAATCCAATATACAATACCTGGATTTCTTAACATAATCTTATTCCATACTGATTTTCCTAATGGTATGACAGCGAATGAAATACCACGCTTAGGATTTAATGTTATAGTTTTAGTAACAAACGGATATTTGGGGAATTTATATTTTAAGAAATTATGCCAAAACCAACCATTTCCATCATATCCCATCGCTCCACTTTGATAAAAGAAATCACTCATCTTCTATTTCAGGATTATGTTTTATAAAATTCTCTAGATATGTTATCATATTCTTCAATCCAACATAGTTCGCGGTATGAAATTTCATTTTTGGTAATTTTAATCCATTCTCTAATGTATAATTACAGACCCATTTCAACGCGTCATACCCTGTTTTTTCTTTGAATTCAACTTTAACATCATCGTCATACACAGTGTAATGTTCAAACGATAGGTCATGATCAAAACTTATAAGTCTAGGCATACCATTATCAGTAATATATTTTACAAATTCATCATAAGATTTGACAATTACCCATTTCAAATCTTTATGATTTTTCAAGTAATATGAAACATCGTGTGGTACTCTAATATCGTCAAGAAATAAGTTCATATTGCAAATATACGAAGAAAAATTGTATTAAAAAAAATTTTAGTCAAATTCTTCAAAAACATCTTCTCTTATTTTCTCTTTTAAAACTTTTTTTTGTTCGTCAGATATATCATATTCTTCTCGTAATGATTCTAGATATATTTCAAACATAGAAATGATTTCTTTCTTTACATCTTCCATCAACTTTGATTTAAAAAAAACAATTCTTTTTTTGTTTTTTTTTAAGCTTTTAAGAATATTAGGATAATAATTTATGACCATATATATAATAATTTAAAAATGATTTTTTTTAAAATTCTTTTTTATCATAACTAATATAATAATTATCAATATTAAAATATTTATCATAAATATCATAAATTTGTTCTATTTTTATATCACCTATGATTGGTTCTATCAACCATTTTTTTGGTGTAACATACTTGTTTATATTACTATATCTATTTATATCTGATTTCCTATACATAATATCAAAAGATTGTTTAACAATATCAAATCTATCTTGTGTTATAAATTTCTCTTTGTTATCTAAAACATATTTAACTTTTTCATAAAATTCATCAATTTTATTATCTTTTGTTTCTGATGAAATATTTACAATAGATGAATTATCCGTTATATGATCTAAGTAACAATTTATATAGTAGACTAATCCATTTTTTTCCCTAACCTCCTGATACAGTGGAGATTTTAAACCATTACTAAGTAACGCGGTTGTAAAATTAACTAGTGGATAATTATCTAATATAACAGGACTTAAATATATTATTGAAGTTTTGGATTTAAAAATATTCGTTTTCTGATATTCAAATTTATTATTTTTTAAATAATTGGTATTGTAATTATTATCAAAGTTATTAAATTTTATAGAATTATTTCTATATTTATTATATCTAGACACATTTATTATCATTGTTGGATTTGTGTAGTATTTATTCCTATATTCTATACAATCTTCTAATGTTATATTTTCAATATCATTTACATCTCCTATTGGATTATAATTATCAAATAGTTTTCTATATAGATTTAAAAAATGTGCACTACTCTGTTTATTGAATGTATCGGAGTATTCCTCTAATATAATTTTTTTCTCATTTTCAAAATCTTCTTGTGTGATTTTAAAATCCAAGATTCTTTCTAGGTATCTATCTTTAAATTTATGTAAATATTCAAATAATCCAGTTATATAAAAAACTATTTTAGTATCAGATGTATACGCGTTCCAACTTATACCATTTTTTTCAAATTCATCTAGTAAATCATCAAAATTTTTACATATTAAATGTTCTATAATATGTGATATACCTCTGTTTCCTTTTTTTTCGTTTTTTATAGTGCCATTGAATACAACATGAAATCCTGACAAATCGGTTAAGCTTTCAATATTTAAAATCATCTAGTAGTAATTGTGTTTGTTTTTCTATTTATATATAAAAAAATGATATAGAATTTTTAATTATTATCTATATATTTGATATTCCTTGGGTGTATAAATCTTACTCGATTATTATTTTCTGATTCAATACATAAATAGTAGTCTTCGGATACCTTATTGTCTTTATTGAAGATGTTGACCTTATCTATTATGGTTAGTTTTTGCCCAGTTTCTGTTGTTATTTTTTTCATTTTAATATATCTATTATTTTTTCGTCTATATTTTCATTGTACTTTACAACATTATATGATATATTATTGTTTTTACAAAACTCTTTTTTTATTTTATCATTTTTTGTTAATTTTTTGAATGAGTGTGTTCCACCAAAATGTTCAATTATTTTATAATGATATTCCAAAGAAAACCACTAAATCTTTAGTTTAGTGGATGAATTTGGAAAAAATAGGCCTTTTTAATTTAATATATACATTTAACTAGAAATAGTTTGTTCTTTGATGTCTTGGTTCAATTGGTTCTACAATAAAATCTTGAATTGTAGGTAAAATCAATAAAGTATATAAAGATCAATCAACGAGTTGATCCATAGGAGCCTAAGTGTTAAATGTCACCTGTGCCAACCGAATTAAATTTAAAATAATATCGTACGGGACATACGATTCGAACGTGGAGCAAAAATAAGACCTGAATTCATTTAGGCATAAGCTATGAAGCGTTTAAAGAGACGGATCAATTTGATCCAGAAACCACTACATCTTTTAGTGTAGTGGTAGTTCATAAATTCATAAATGTTAATTCTTCTGTTATTAGAATCACATTGTTTACATCCACTACCAACTAGATGATTACTAGGCAATTGATAAAATATACCATGTGTGGGGCATATTATTTCTACTTTTGTTCTATTGTTTTTATAATCAACTAATGAATAATCGTATTTATTATTGTGTATAATTAATGATCTCTCTATAAATTTATTATTATTTAATTTTTTATTTTCACACTTTGGACAATTTTGTCCTCCGATATGATTACTATGTAGTTGTTCAAATACACCATGTATAGGACAAATAATTTTTATTTTTGTTTTTGAGTTTTTATATTCAACTAATGAGTAATCATACTTATTTTTGTGTATTATTTTACATTCATTAATGAAGCTTTTAGTATCAAATTTGAATCTTTTTTCTATTGAACATTTTGGACAATTTTGTCCACCTATATGAGCGTGATATAATTGTTCAAAAATACCATGTGTTGGACAAATAATTTTTATTTTTTTATCAAATTTTTTATATTCAACTAGTGAATAAACATACCTATCACCATAAACTTCTTTACATTTTTTAATTATTGTTTCATTACTGTTCATATTAGTATATATTTAATGTACTTATACCATTTTTATCTTTACTTACATTGATTAAATAATCATATTTTATTTGGTGAATATGTTCTATTAATAATATTTTATCAATATGGTTTTTTAATTCATATAAAAATTCAGTAAATTCTTCCACAGAATTATCAACCAATTTGGTCATAATCTCGTCAAATAATATGAAATTTGGTTTTGATGTATTATTTATTTTTCTCAACGCGATTTTCAACGCACATGAATTAAATGTTCTTTCTTTACCAGACCCTTCAACCGCGTTATATTCCTGTTCATCATTTTTTGATTTCATTTTTAGATTAAGTTCGTTATCAAAAAGTAAATTAAAATCAACATTTGATAAAAGATTATTTAACTCATTGTTTATTATATGAATTGATTTTTTCAATAAATATGTTGGTAATCCATCTCTATGCATTGATTTCATATAAGTATTATTGATAAATTCACTTTTTTCTTGGTTTTTGAATTTCTCTATTTTTTCCTCATAATCATCTATAACTTTCTTTCTAAGAACTATATTGTTGTTTAACTCTATTTTAAGATTATTAAATTCCTTTATATTATTTGATATATTCAAAATATTTTTATTAAGATTATTAATTTCTTCATTTATTTTCTTATTGTCATCAATAAATTGTTTATTCTCTAGATATTTATTCAATTTTTCTTTTTTCTTATCGTTTTCTGTCTTATTTTCTTTTATCTTTATTCTTATATCCTTTATTCTAGATTCAATTGATAATTTTTTATCATAATTATTTTTATCACTTTCTAATTTATTTACAGTATCTTTTATAGAATCTATCTTTGGTTTTACTTCCGATATTTTGTTTTTAATTGATGTAATCTTATCATCTTTCTCTTTTATTTTTAATTCTATAAGATTCTTTTCTTTTTCAATGTTATTAATAAATGAAATAAATTCTTCATTTTCATCAATATTTTCCACATTTAGAATATCTATTTTCTCTCTTATACCCTTTATTTTATTTATTTTATCTTTTCCAATACTTGAAATTTTTTCTAATTCTTCTTTATTTTTCAAAATTTCTTTTTCAAAATGTTCACTACTATGATCATCTAATTGTCTAAGACAGGTTGGACATATTTTTGTTTCAGTATTAGAATTTTTTAATTTATCTATATTATCCTTTATTTTAGTTCCATCCTTTTTTAAATTAGTTATATCATTTTCCAAAAATCTAATATCTGTTTCATAAGATTTTATTTTATCTAAAATATTTTTCTCAAAATCAGTTCTTTTATATTTTACTTTGTTATCAATATCTTTTATATCATATTCCAAATCTGATTTACCCCTATCTAATCTACTTAATTCTAGATCAGCGTTAGAAAGTCCATCTTTATATTTCTCATATAATTCTCTTTGTTTCTGTAATTCAGTATTGTCAAAATCTTTTGGTAGCTGATCTACCTTATTCTCTAAATCTTTTATTGATTGGTAATCATACTGAATGTTATTATCACATAATTCAATATCTGTTTTTAAATCATCATAATCCAATCTAATGATTTCATCATCTATCTTGTTTAATTTACTAATAAATATCTCCTTTTCTTTCTGTAATGAATCTGATTCTTTTTCTTTATCATCAACATTTTTTGATATTTCTTTTATTTTTTCTTTATCAATTTTTATCTTATCCAATAATTCATCAATTTCTTTTGATACTTTATCTACATTTATATTTATCTTTTCTAGATTTAACGATTTTTTATATTCCTTAAACTCATTTAGTTTTTTATCAAATACATCATAACCCGCGTCACGAATTATATTATCAATAAAAACACTTCTATCAATTGATAGTAATTCATTAATATTATCTGCGTTAGTTAAAGTTAACCGAATAAAATCCTGAAAATTTCCAATGATTGAATCCAATTCTTGTTGAGTTTTGATATTAGTTTCACCAACTAATTTATTTTTTTCAATCATTTCTGTTCCTTTATAATAATCTAATTTTGTTGAACAAGAAGTTATTTCACCTTGTTTATTTAGTTTTCTTTCTGTTTTTCTATAAATAAGATATTTTTCACCATCAATATTTATTGTAATTCCTCCATCACAATGATTTAATTTTCTTTTATTATTTATATAACGATTATCACCAAACTTTTCTCTCTTTTCGGTTGTCATAGTTGTGCCATATAATATGTATGTTATCACGTCTAGGATTGTTGTTTTTCCTTGCTGATTAATTCCGTGTATTTGTATTATGCCATGAATATCAGTAAAATCAATAACTATATTATTATCATATGATTTGAAATTATTAAACCATATTTTCTCAATACTCCACTTCGTATTATTAGATTTTTTTATCTCTAATCTATTATTTATGATATTATCTATTGAAATAATTTCATTTATCGTTTCATCGGTTATCTCATTCCTAAGTAAGAACTCCCTTAGAATATTTTGTTGAACAATTGGGTCATTTATATCAATTGTTTCTGAAATTAACTTTGTATCAGATACATCGGTATATAGTGGTCTACTTTCAATTTGTATTAATTCACTTCCTAAATTTTCCTTTATTAAAAATCTTATTTTCTTTTCATTCTCAGTATTCATATTAACACTGAAATCTTCCCACTTTATCTTTACTTTTATTTTATCACTTTTTTCAAAATTAAAATTGAGTTTTATATTATCATAATCAACATTTTGATTTATTGGTATATTAATAAACTTATAATCGTTATCTATATCAATGGGTTCTAAAAACCCTTTATTAAAATCTAATATATTAAATCCATGGCCATTAACTTTTTCCCCAAATGACTGCTGGATGAGTGAACTACTAAATCCTTTTGTTTTATTTTTATAATATTGTCTTATATGAATATCTGAAAATAATGAATAATCACCTTTGAATTCCGATATATCTCTATACTTTCCTTTCATTATTATACCATTTGGTAAATAACAACCAAATATTGGGTCATGAAATAAATCAATATATATTTTACTTTTGTCTCTTTTTGTCTTGATATCTTTCCAAGGACTTAATCCATCCGAATGATCCCACACACACCACACAACATTATCATCTTCATAAAATCCTGATTTACTGTAATATGTAACACCACTATTTTCTAGAAGAGTAGTTACTGTTTCTATAGTATCAATTCTAGTTATATGTTTTTTTCTATAATCGTGATTTCCTTTTATTATTATAACCTTAGAGAATGATGATAATTTATTTAAAAATTCACCAACCAACAATAACGCTTCTCCTTCAATATCAATAAAATTATCATATAAATCACCAGTAATAACTATCCTATCTGGGTTTATAATTTCTAATTGTTTATAAAATTTGTTGAAAACTTCTCTATATTCTTCGTGTCTATCTAAACTTTTTCTTATATGAATATCCCCACAATGAACTATTTTGTTTATCACACATCAATATTATTTTTTAGATATATCATTTTTTAATAAAAAAGTTTGAGTAGAAAAAATGATTTGAATTTTAATATATAGAATTATATTTGATAAATTTTATATATACAAAAAAGATTCTGATGGATATTATGGTCAAAAAATACATAGAGTATGTAGCCGAGAATAATGTGTTCGGTGATTTCCTATCTAAATTTGTGGATAAGTTAAGAGGTGTTAGTAAAAAGGATGAAATAGAAATTTCAGAAATAAAAAAAGAATTACCAAAATTGGATAATGATGAAGAAGTAGAGAGATTAAAAGAAATAAAAAGATTAGAAGAAGATAAGAAACAAAATGATAATATAATTAGAATATTATATAAGATTAAGAAAGATTTTGAAATAAATCCAAATAAAGAGAAAGCTGGATTTTTTGGAAGCCCAACAAAACAGATAAGATATAATTTTGAAGATAATACTAAAATTATGTTAGATTTTATGCCCGATAGATCTAGAGGGGAATTAAGATATTATATTGAGAATAAATTGATACTTTCATATAAAATAGAATCATCAACTCTTAATAATTTCTTAAAAATATTATTCACTATGAGATGATAATGAAATTTGAAAATTATAAACCCAAGGACAAGAGAGAAAAGTTGATGGATGAAATACTAGATAAGATTAGTCAGTCTGGTATGGGTTCTATATCAAAAGATGAAATGTCTATACTAAAGAATAAGGGTGAAGTATTACCAGATATGCACAATAAAACAAGAATGACTATAAAACCAACCACATATACATCTAGTGATGAAACAGTTTCTTTCTATGTTAAATCAATAAATGACGTTGATTTTGATATGAAAGTTAGTCAATCAATGCAGTCTACTCTTGATTTGATGTCAGACGAATTAAAAGTTGTAGAATTACTTGGAACATTAAAAGTAGAAGATAAAGAGATTGAAGGAGTTTTTTATGTTTCAATTGACAAAGAAGATTATAATAATTTACCAATAGGTGACGAAGGTAGCATTGTCTGGGACGCAGACTTTGATATAGACCAATCAAAATATAAAGAACAATTAGATGAGATTGTAGAAGATATAATTATAGATAATTTTGGAGATACTTTAATCTCATAAAAATGATGAATATGTATGAAATATTTGAAATTATTTGAAGATATTGACTGGGACGAAGAGGAATTTGAGGAAGAACAAGAAGAACAGACAATATCAATAATAGATATCAATAATATGTATATTCCTATTACTGATGGAATGAACTACTACTACACTGAAGATGTAGTAGTTTCTACGTCACAAGCACAATGTATCCATTCACTTTGAGTGACGCTGGGTTGGTTCCTCAACCCTATTTTCTTTATATTTATAGCAGCATTTATATCCCTATCGTGTTTTTCATTACACTTAGGACAAATCCATTCTCTATCATTTAAAGTCAAATCCTTATTGATTGATCCACATTTAGAGCAAGTTTTTGATGATGGTTCAAATCGTCCAATAATAGATAAATTTTTTCCATACCAATCACACTTATATTCAATCATAGATTTAAATTCAGACCAGCCCATATCACTTATTGCTCTTGCTAATTTATGATTTTTAACCATATTTGATACGGCTAAATCTTCAACACATATAGTATCATAATTATCAACAAGATATTTACTGATTTTATGTAAATAATCCTGTCTTTGATTGCGGATATGTTCGTGTAGCAAAGCAACAACCATTTTTTGTTTTTGATAATGATTTGATTTTTTATCCTTTCTTGCTAAGGATCGCTGCTCAATCCTTAATTTACTCATAGCAGATTTAAAGAAATCTTTGTTCTCGAATTTCTTTCCATCTGAAGTTATACAAAAATCTTTTATACCTAAATCCAAACCAACCGTAGTTTGATCCATAATAGGTTTCTTTTTAGGTTTTAATTCACCAGTATCAACTAGTATAGACACATAGTATTTGTTTGTTATTGTTCGTGATACGGTAACGGTTTTAATTAAACCTTTAAATTCTCTGTGTAAATCAATACCAACCAATTTTAATTTAGGTATGAAGATTTGTTTATCATTTTCTAAATATACTCCCTGAGGTAATTGAAATGATTGTTTTCCGAACTTTCTTTTAAACTTGGGAAAACCACCACCTCTAAAAAAGTTTGTGTAAGCATTATCCAGATTTCTTAAACTCATTTGTAATGCCTGCGAAGGACTTTCTTTTAACCAAGGCGCGTCTGTATCCTTTAATTCTTTAACCTGATTAGCCAAATCAATACAGGTATAGTTCTTTTTATGTCCTATGTAGGCACTAATTTTAGTTTCTAATCCAAGGTTATAGACAAATCTAACCTGACCAAAAATATGGGACATCATATCTTTTTGTTCCTGATTGGGGTATATCCTATATTTAAATGATTTTAGCATCTTTTACAAAAAACTTTTTTGATTTGTAAGTATATATAATTAAAAATATATCACTTTTTTCCATTTTTAAAAGTGTTAGGTGTCAAATTCATCAAACTACACTAAAGATGTAGTTGTTTTCTTTGACGAGCTATATAAAACAACTTAAAGATTTACTCCTAAACAAAAGAGTTTCTTTTGAACCATATAACCGACCACAAAATCCACATATCAATGGTATTGTTACGATTATTGTAAAGGATGTTATTAGACCACCAGAATATAATTTTACATTTGTTGATGAAAAGGGAGATAAATACGAGCCAATATACAATAAACCAATTACTTACTAATTTTTCATAAAATTATTCATCAAAGAAAACTTTTGTAGTTTTCTAAATATGACATTTAATTATTAATATATAATATATAGTTCTTTGATGTTTTGGTTCAATTGGTTCTACAATAAAGTCTTGAGTTGTAGGTAAAATCAATAAAGTGTTAAAAATCAACAATAATCAAGTTGATTTAATTTTAATCAATCTATAAATGATTGATATTCGGAGCCTACCTGAAAATGGATGTGCCAACCGAAAATAAAAATAATATCAGTTGGAACGACTGATTACGAACGTGGAGATGAAATAAGACCTTGTTTTAAGGCACAGTCTGTGAAGTGTTTAAAGAGAAGGAACTTTATGTTCCTGAAACCACTGTAGTGGTAGTTCATGAATATGATGATATAATATATACCAAGAATGGTAAAGAAGATAAAATTTGATATAAGTGATTATCTTTTTTGATGTGTAGTGGGAGTTATATTTGTTTAGAAAATGCAATCAGAGTCGTTAAAAGTGTCTTAAAATGTGTTTTATAGTGAAAATATTGAATTGGTATGATAGATAATTATGAAAAATTTATAAACAGAGGAATCTGCCCATTATGTCTAGAAAGATATTTGGATAATCTTTCATCATCAAATATTAATGAAAATGTTAATTTTAAAGTATCTTCTTTACAAATAGTTGTACCTATTAAAACTTGTATAAATGATTGTAAGAGCTGTATCGCGAAACTTAGTAACGAACACGACTTTTCTGATAGGTCAAAAGAAATAACATTTTTTAGTGAATATTTAGAAAAAATGAAAAAAGTTAGAAATACAGGATGTAAATCTCTAGTATTAACAGGTGTAGGAGAAGCGATTCAAAATAAGAAATTTTTAAGAAGAATTGGTGAATTAAATAATATGTTAAATAATCCATTTGAAATAGAAATCCAGACAACTGGAGTTTTACTAACTGATGATAATATTAATTTCTTAAAGAATGATGTAGGAGTAAAGGTTATTTCATTATCCGTATTTGATATATTTGATAACAATAATAATCTAAACATTATAAGAGTAAAAGATAAATTAACCTACGATGTTAAAGATATATGTAATAAAGTAAAAAGAGCTGGACTAATAAACAGATTATCACTAAATTTAATAAGTGTTTATGATAAACACCCAATGGATGAATTATTTAAGAAAATATTAGAATTAAATCCAGACCAATTAACATTTAGAAGTTTGTGGTTTACGGAAGATGATAATCCTATAAATGATTGGATAAAAAGTAATAACTGTAATCCAAGATTATTAAACAGAATAAAAACATATTTAGACACTAACGCGGATAAAATGAGAGAAAATATGTACAATTTCAAAGGAATATCTATATTATTGAATGAAGATTGTATGAAAACAAAAGAAACAGATACAAGATATCTGATTCTTAGACCTGATGTTCAATTATATCAGAGTTGGAGTGATACTACACCAATAGAAGTTTAAAATTATTTCTTTCTATTTTCTGAACCATATCCTTTAAAAATCAATTCTTCTAATAATTGATTTAAGGTGATTTTGAATCCCTTATCTTTTAAGGTCTCTTGTAAAACTTCTGTTGGTGCTTCTGAAACAAAACTCACATTGTGTAAGTTTACATATTCGGGACTTGTTAATAAGTATGTATTCATATTAGTTTTTTATTATTATAATGAAAAATTATGAAAAGTTTTTATCTAATTTCTATTTTACTAAATATATTATTGTAATAATACTATGGCTATAACTTCAATAGATTTATTGTTCTTTTTAAATAGTTTTATTACTTTCTTTTTTTGTTCTTTATTATTATTTATCAATTGGGTTATCATAAAATTTGCACTTGTAATTGTTTCACTAACTGTGTTGATTAAAATAAAATTTCCATCCTCGGGCAATTTATCTAATTGTATATCTAATGGAATATTATCTGGTGTTACACCAAAACCTTCTTTTGATAATTTTTTGATAATTTTCTTTATGTCATTTTTATTTAATTTTTTATTGGTTTGAATAGATTCAATTTTATTACCATCATTAACAACATTATTTGACATAACATAAGATGATGGTAAAATTGTTGATAATACTAATAATCCAGCAACTGTAAAATTTTTAAATAATCCTTCATTCATTTCTTCAAAACTTTTTAGATGATTCATTCTAATATTATTTTCTGAACTATATACTATCAATTCTTCTGTCATCTTCTTTCTGATTTTTACATTCTCATATTTAATTTCTTCTCTACGAGAAAAATTATTAACATCTACTATATTCTTATTAAAGAATTTTTGTATTTTTTCTATTTCTATGTTTATTTCTCTAATTGTTTTTATTTCACCCTTTATTATTTTATCTTTTAATTTATTAATTGGTATAATATTTTGATATTGGTCTAGATAGTTTAATAATTTTTCAATGGATAATTTTGTTCCTTTATGATAGTCATAATATTTATATAATGATTGTTTATCATTTGACTGTTTATCACTACCGTCATATAATATGAATGTTTTTTCAATTTCTGAATTATATTTTTTTAAATATCGTTCAATCGCTTTTTTTGTTGATCCTGAATAGTAACTATCATCAAATAAAATAAATTTTTGATTTTCAATATGATTTTTTTTAAATATTATGTCAATTTCTTTACCCGTTGTTATTTTATTTAATTTATTATTCTTTCCTCTAATACTACCATTAACTAACACAAGGTTTTTAGGTATTTTTAATTTACCTCTTTTTATCATATATAATACCCATTCACCAAAACCACCCGTTAAAACAAGATTAAAATCACCATTATTTTGTTTTTGTATTTCATCAAAAACATCTTGAATTAAATCTACATTTTTATAAATTTTTACAGAGGAATCAATAGAGTTAAAATATTCATCACCACCAATTTCTTTTTTAAGTAAATCATTTACTATGTCTTTCATTTTATTTTTACTACTATGAATGGATTCTTTGATATCAATATTTAAAAATTCATAGAAATTTTTCATTGTATTTGAACTTGGATTAAACATCTAATAAAGTATTTAATTTTATTTTTCTTATATAAAATTCATCCTTTCCCCCATCACTAGTGTGTACTATTATTTCTCTATCGGCTTTATCGTGATGTGCAGGATTATTTTTTTTATTTTTAATTGATTTTATTGAAAGACCAATGGTTTTCAAATGTTTTTTATAGTTATTTATAAACCAATCAACTGATTCAAATACTCCCAGCACAATTATACACGTCACCAACCCACATCTCAATTAGAAAATATTCTTTTCCTTTATCATCATCAAATTGATAATTTGGTCGTTCCCATTCCCAATCATCACCAATATAGTCATCAGATTCACTTATCTTTTTTATTTTCACTATCTTTTTTATTTTTGGGTTAAATATTCAACTAACTCTTCATTTGACATATTCTTCAAATCAGGTCTTCCAATATCTTGATTGAATTCACCTGTTATTGGTGTCGCTGCTCCATCTAATACTCTTTTCAATATTTTTGATAAATAATCTCTTATTTCAGTTTCGTGATTATATAAAAATTGATATAATACACCATCATCATTCATAATATAAACCGCGTTATCATTCACGGAATAATCAACATAAAATAATAATGTACCAATTTTACCTTCTCTAACTGGATAATTTCCAAAGTTTTCATAATAATGTTTTATTGTCCTATCCTTTACTTTCCATTCACCACCACCAGATTTATAATCACTAGATTGTCTAGAATCATCTATTTTTATCGCCATTCCAAGATCTCTCTTATATTCTGGTATTCTTTTAAACATTTTTGATATATTACTTCCCGATATTACTTCCATATATTAATTTATTTTTTAATTATTAATAATTAAACACTCATCTTTCCATAGATAAAAAATTCCTCTTTTTTTAATTAGGTTTATTTTATCTTTATGTTCTATTAACTCTTCCATCCATCCATCATGATCCAAGTACACTGGCAGTTCTGGATTAAGACTCTCTAAATACTCAATGATGTGTTTTACTTTAATTCCTTTTTCTTCTTTACTGTTTTCATCCTCTTCCTCCCAATCAAAGTCATCTTCATCAACATTTATTTCCTTTTCCTTTCTAGTGGATTCTAGACGATTTCTTTCATATTCTTTTCTTTCATCATCATCCATATGAAAAGGATTTATTTCTTCAAAAAGTTTAATATGTTTCATAATAATATTTTTTTTTAAAATTCAAATCCACCTTGTGCACCACCTGGTTGTACATTACCACCAGCACCACCCTCTGGTCCACCTAATTCAAATCCACCCTCCTCTTCCTGTGGAGATTCTCCACCTTGAGCGAATCCACCACCTTCGCCACCACCAAACTCCTCTTCTGTCTGTTCTTTTTCTTCTGGTTCTTCTTGTACTTTTATCTTATTCTTATCTGGATCTTCATCTTTTTCTTCAAATTCACTTATTTTTGTTATAATTAAATCTTCTTTAACATCATCAACATCAACTTCTTCCGATATTGCATCTATCAAATTATTATTATTCAAATCATATCTTTTCATTTTAAATTGGCATTTATCTGGAGTTTCCATATCAACTGTTAATATAACTTGGTACATATAATTATCATTATTGAAACTAATTATTATAGATTTATATGACCTATGTGTATATTGGGATGGTTCAATTGAATTTAGATTTATTTCTTTTCCAATTTCACCATTTTCAAACCAATATTTAGCCCTAGTTTCTAATTGTTTTATGACATCATTTAATCCATCATCTTTTATAAATTCTTCATATAATTTTAACATATTATTGGATTTCTTTTTTAATATATATTAAAAAAGAAATTTCATAAAATGATATTTAGATTTGATGATTATGTAAAAGAGAATGATGGTGGTGGTGTCGCTGCCGTTACATTGAGTAATACAAATGGTATGGGTGCTGTTGTTTCTCCGACTGTTGGTAGTACACCAGGACAGATATGGGGAACAGGTAGTGGAACAAAAGGATCAGGCGATGTATCCAATGTATTTGGAACATATACTAAGTCACCATTAGTTAACTCTAAAAAAGGAAAAAAGAAAAAGAAAAAAATATATAGTCATGAAAAATTAGGTGCTAATTATCAAAGGATGTATATAACCAAATTCCAAGATTGGAGTTATTATCCAGAAAAAAAAGTTTAATTAATGTATTTTGAAGATTTAAGTCAGTATATTTATATGGGGTCAAAACAAAAAAATCATTTTAATATTGGTTGGCTAGATGATGATAATTATGTTAAAGGAGATTTTCCAGAAAAGGAAAAATTTCTTTCAAAATTGAAAATCATTGATACTATCAACACTACTCGTGGATATCATAATTGTCCATTTTGTGGAAAACATGGTGATCGTGATTGGGGTAGTAGTAGTGAATATGAGATAGAAAAAAATGGTGTATTTTATAACGCTCCAACTATGATATTTCATTATGTTAGAGATCATAATTATAAACCACCACAAGTTTTTATAGACGATGTTATGGATTATAAGATAAAAGACAAATCATCCCAGTGTTGGGGAAAACAATTTTATCATAGACCATCATATAATAGTGGTTCATCATTTAGATCTGGATTTAAATCAAATGAATCTTCAATGCCTATATTACCAGGCCCTAAGTTTGATACAGAAGTTTCATATAATCCAACTACTAATAAAACATATGGAGGTGGTCCTGGAGTAATAAACAGATTAAATACTGAAGTGGTTAAAGATGAATATTTTGATACATATGACAAAACAGAAGAAGAAAGAATTAAGGAACGAAAAAGAAAAAGAAAAAGAATGTTGAGATTTCGTGAATTTGAAGCTACTGATTATCGTGATGTTACGGGTCGTGCTACAACAAGTGGATATGTTGGTGATAGACAAATACTTACACATGGAACAAATCTTATTTCCACATTACCACGAAGTCAATGGAATGAACCAGAAACAATAATAATTGGATTTGATGAATTTGATGTAGAAGATCCTTATTTTTTAAAGAAAAGAAGAAAAGGTAAAAGACCAAAGGAAACATATAGAGATAGAAAACGAAATAAAAAATCTAGAGAATTAAATAAATTTTATAAAATTGATAATGAATCAGAAATTGAATAAATAATTTTTATATATAATAGGAAATAAAATATTTTTTATGTTGGAAAAGTATAATTCATTTGTTGGAAGGGTTTTAGAAAAAGATAGTGATATAGATTTACCAAAAGAAGTAATTAATTCTACATTGATAATAGTTCGTGGTATGTATGAACAAGTAAAACATCCAGAATTTATAAAAGAAGAGGATGATTATTTTATTAAATTTGGTGTAACAGAGGCTGATTTTGGTTATATAGATCCAAATGAAAATTTACCACTAGATCTATCTGTTAAAGCGATGGATCGTAGAAAATATTATGTTGAATTAATATATGATGATCAATATCCTGGGGCAAAAGAAGTTAGTTATACGATATTATTTGAACCGATGACAGAGGATAAATATAGATCTAAACATAAACAACAAGAAGATGAGTTTATGGATGAATTTGAAATTGAAAGAAAAAGGGACTTAGAGGATTTTGATGATGATATTGATGATACTGATTTTGAATAAAATATAAAAAAAAATTAAATATAATGAACAAAACTGTTAGAACATTTGAAGAATATAATATAGGAAAAGATTATTTTGAAACAGAACCATTAAATGAGGAAATTGATATAACAAAAATGTTTAAAGGTAAAACAAAAGAAGAAAAACGACAATCCGCGTTAAGAATTATAAATGAACACCCAAAGAAAAAGGAACTCTATAGGAAACTAAGTCCAGATAAAGCTGAAAAATTTGTGGAATTTGTAACAAAAAATCCACATGTTAGATATTTCAAATGGGATAATAATGATAAAGAATTTATAGAAATAGGCCAATTCTACGGAATAGGAACATCAAGATGAACTAAAGTGTAATTATTTCTTTGTAAGTAATTACGAAAACTCTTTTTACAGAGGTTCGTAGTCAAAAACGGACTATTTTTACGCTATCCCGCCAGGTGGTCCATTTTTCTTTTTTGTGATTCCAATCTGGTAAAACTTCTATTTCAGATTTATATACAGAATCGTATATTTTTGTTGTTAAAATTTTATTAATTTCTTCCTTTGATAAAATACTTTTTCTAGACCTATATTTATCAACACATAGTAACACAAATTCTCGTTGAGTTATAATATCTTTTATTTTTTCTTCATTAATTGTTCTTTCTTTATACACACTAATTGTGTCAACTCTTATTTTAAGTTCACCATCTTGAAAAACATTTTCTTTCACTTTTGTCATTATATCATCAATATGTTTTATTTCTTTATCTGATAGACTGCCTTTAAATTTACTTTTTATCATATTCATAAAATCATCAGAAATCTTCATAACAGGTGGTGATATGAAATTTTTTCCAAAAATTGTTGATGTATATTTTTCTCTAGTTCCATGAACATATAATAATTTCCTTTCGGTATCCACTACGAATTCACATGGTCTAGTTGAAATATTGTTATCAACAAATCCAATAACATATTTTCCCTTTACTATATCTCTTCTTTTATATACTTTTGAAGGATAGTGTCTCATAAAATAATAGAGATTATCAAACCTTTGATTATATGTCATATCCCAATATAAAATATACCCAGTCTTTATTATATAATCAAAACTATATATAAACAAAGGGAGTAGAAGTATTGATATTGTTATCACTGTTCCCATTAACTAATTTTATATAAATTTATATAAAAAAATTATTAATTACAAATTTATATCACCCATCAAAGAAAACAATTACATCTTTAGTGTAGTTTGATGAATTTGAGTTGTAGGTAAAATCAATAAAGTATAAGTATAAATTATAAAAATATAAAATACTGAGTCTGGGATGCAGGAACGTGGTCGGACTTAAAACAAAAACACGGTGAGGCGTTCTCGTTGGAGAAGTCGATGAAACGTGAAACCACTAAATCTTTAGTTTAGTGGTAGTTCATTTAAGACTATAATCCAACTCTTGAATAATCTATTATAATGTTAACTACAAAATATAAATTTTGTCTAGTTTGTGGATTTATTAACAATCCTTTATTTTTCATATTCAAAATATCACCGTTTTTTGTTTTTGGTGGTATAACTATCTTATATTTTTTACCATCTAAATGTATAAATTCAAAATCCATTCCATTTATCGCGTCTTCATAATGTAAATCAAGTTTGTAATATAATCCATCCCTTTTTCTTTCAAATTTGTTGTTGTCTATTACTACTATATCTAAAATAAGATTACCTCTTTTATTTCTAAAATATTTTGATTGATGGCCATAACCCTGAAAATATTTGGTCTCACTATTTACTAACCTGTGTGTGTTATTGAGTTGAAATTCTTCATCTCTAGATTCTAATTTATTCCCATTACATTTTTTACATATTCCAGAATGAATTCTTCCAGTTCCGTTACAATATTTACATTTTATTTCACCAACAACATTTTCCCATACTTTCCCTGTACCATCACATATATCACATTCATATGATTCACTGTTTTTATCAAATCCACTACCATTACAATCAGAACAATGTACATTTCTTCTGAATTTTACTTTGACATTTTTGTCATTATAGATATCTTCAAGTGTAACATTTATTTTAACGGAAGTATCTAATTCTTCATAGAAATCTGGTTTTCTTCTTCTAAAGACATCAAAAGGATCATTTCCACCAAAGAAATCAAAAGGATTTCCACCACCACCAAAATGTTGTGAGAAAAATGTATGAAAATCTCCCATTGGTTGATAATTGTTACCATTAGGACTTTTTACATCATATTGACTTCTTTTTTCTTTATCACCGAGAATTTGATACGCTTCATTTATTTTTTTAAAATCACTATCATCCCCACCGTGTTTATCTGGATGTGTTTCGTTAGCTTTCTTACGAAATATTTTTTTTATATCATCCTCTGTCGCTTTTTTATCAACACCTAATATTTCGTAATAGTTTTTATTAATATCCATTTATAAAAATATTTTTATTTATATATTTATAAATAATGAATTAGTTTAATTCTATTATTTTCCATAAAATCTATTTTTTTCTTTTCTTTTTTTATTTAAAATTTACCTCTTGCTTTTCTTAATTCCTTTTTGGATTTACGAATATCCTTTTCCTTGTTGGAACGAAAAACCGAAGAATTTACTGTCTTACCTTTCCCTTTTTTCATCAGTTCTCTTTTCTCTTTCCAACTCATATTGGTTTCAGATGATTTTATATTAATAACAGGTTTTATTCTATTAATAATAGTAGCGGTTGGTTCGATAGACTTTTCAATAAAATCAGGTTTCTTGTAACAGAAAGGGCTTT